CTCTTAGCACCTTTACCAAGTCTCCAGAATCCAGACCATCCATAACTATCACTAAGATGAGTTGTACCAGTTGCACCTGCTGAGTTAACAGAATAATCAGAACCATTATTCCACATCTTACCATTTCCAGCATATATTTCTGTATGGTGTCCAGGCTTAACCAAAATATCACCCTTTTGAAGTTTACTAGACATTCCAGAACTCCAAGGTGTCCATGAGAAACCAAGTTGTTTAAAGTACTTATTATTAGAACCTAAACCACTAGAAGCTTGATTTAATGGGAATTTACTATTAAAGTTATGCACTGCTGCTGATACCATACCAGAACAATCAGTACGAACCTTTTCAGTTTTACCACTACCAAACTTGACATTTACATAGTTACTTTGGCTATAGCCAGGCTTATAAGCAGCTATCTGAGCCTTGACATCTTTAGTTGCACTTACAAAATTATCAACAGAAGAATCAGTAGATGATTTAATCTTATGTGATGTAGTTCCATCACTATTAAATCCTAATGTAGAATTAAGCAATTTCTTAGCTTTCTTCTTAGTCTTCTTATTGGTAATATTTTTAAGAATAGTCTTAACTTGTTTTCTAGTACTAATTAAATCACTACCTATGGAATTTCCTGCTTTCTTCTTAGCTTTCCAAATAGCTTTAGCTAATTTCTTATCTGAAGAAGAACTTGAATCGGTTATTCCAAGTGCAGATAATGTATTACTCTGAGTTGAGAAATTAAGCAAACTATCAGAATCACTACGATTTTCATAATTAGCAACATTCTTGTTATAAGAATTAGTGTTTTTAGCTTTCTTCTTAACTGTTTTCCAATAACTCTCAAGATTAGACTTAAGAATCTTTCTCATTGTTTTATTTGAGATAGCATCAGTAATTGTCTTAATCTGAGACTTCTTAGTTATTTTAGTAATACCAGTATCATTAATAGCACTTTGTAAAGCGGCATCTAATTTAGATGCACTTACAGTACTAGATGTTGTGGTAGGTTCTTCACCTGTAGTATAAGTAATATAATCATCTATACTACTGAAGGTTACATTAGAACCATTAAACTTAGCAGTATTATTCAAAGCCTTTAAAGCTTCTTTTTGTGTAATACCTTTAGCTTTAAGTTCTTTAAGGTATGCTTTCTTAGCTTTAACAAACTTCTTATTTTTCTTAGTCTTCGAATATTTACTTGAATCATAAGAAAAGATTTTACTAGCAATATTATTATTTGATGCTTTCAAATCAGAAGTCTTAATTGAAGCTGTTGCTTTAGACTTCAAGTTAGTAGAATCACCATTGGCTTTCATCTGAGAAGCTGAAACTCCATTATCAGTTTTCTTACTAAGTGCTTTAGAAGTCTTCTTAGATGAACTACCAACTCTGCCTTTATAGCGTTTATAATATGTATTAGCAGCTTGAATTCTTCTTTTGAAATTAGGTTTACCAGCTCTTTCAAAAGCTCCTTCAAAACTCATAACACCATCACTAACACTACTTATATTTTTGAATCCATCAAGACCATTAACTTTCTTAATATTGTAAGTTTGACCATCAATATCGGTAACTGTATGATTTGAAGAAAGTCGATTATTAATATCTGTACTTTGAATTTCTGATAATGCAAACTCTAATTGGGTTTCCAAATCAGTCCATTTAGTACCTTTCTTCTTAGCATAATTATTCAAGTTTGCCCATCTAGAAGATTTATTAGTATAGTTTTCCCATTGAAATATACCTGCAGCTGGTCCTTTACCACCACCTTGAATTGAATTAGGATTCATTCCAGATTCTTGGTACATGTTACCCATAATACCTGCAGTAGCTTCAGCAGAAAAACCATTACCAGTAAAGAAATCCCAGACAGACTTTTCAATAGCTTTTGTACTAGCAGTACTAATTGTACCTGTATAGGTACTTCCACTAGAAGAACTTCCTGATGAGCTACCACTTGTAGAACCATCAGAACTTCCTCCACTACTACCTAAAGTTCCATCAGTTGTTCCTGAATTAGAAAAACTGATATTAGAAATAGCTTGACCTAAAGCATTAGTAGCTTTTTCTAAGGCTTCAACTAATTGATTACCATGATTATCAATATATTCCTTAATTTTATCAGTCTTAACTTGATTCTTAACTAATTTCTTCATACTTTTTGCACTATCATTAACAGCACCAAGTATACCTTTAGTTTTCTTAATACCATCTTTATCAGTGGTAGTTCCATCACCATTATCAGTTGTACCATCATCTGTATTACTATCAATCTCTAATGGGTCTTCCTTATCTTCTTCAGTAAAACCAAATAAAGCATTTTGTTTCCACTTTCTAGACTTATCGTCTTTCTCTTTAGCAGTAGTATTCAAGAGACGTTTACCATCCCATATCATATTACCAACCTTTTGACCGACTTTCAACATTGATTTAGGTGTCCATCTAGAACCAGTCCAAACTTTTTGTCCTTTCTGTTCACCTAATTGTGGTTTTCTACCACTTCCACTAGTCTCACCAAAGTCTAGATTTTTATTGGTTTTAGTAGATTCTTTCTTATCCGCTTTCTTTTGTGCTCTTTTACCTTTTTTATTAGCTTTACTTAATGAATCATCGCTTCCTCCAGCTTTAACTTTAGGATTTGTAGGGTCAGTAGATTTAGCAGAAGCAGTAGCTTTCTTGACTAATGCAGTAATACCAATAAGACCTGTAGCAACTGCAGCAGCAGCAGCTATCTTTCCAGGAATTCCTAAGCCAGACATAGCAGAAGCAGTAGCTTTAAGACCATCACCAGCAACACTAATGATAGTACCAACTTGTCCTTTTAGTCCTTCCCACATTGTTTTAATCTTAGTAATACCTTTATCAGCTAAAGCTTTAGCTTTCTCACGTTTAGTAACACCTAAAAATTCTAATTTCTCACGTTTACCTTGAGCAAATTCTCTTGCTTTCTGGAAGTTTTGTTCAAATACTTCTTTAGCTTTTTCACGTTTAGTAACACCATCAGTTTCAAGTTTCTCTCTATCGATAATTCCTTTCATCTTAGTGGTGAACTCAAATTGTGATAATTTTTGTTGAAGATTAACAGAATCTTGTTGAGCTTTAGCTTTCAAGTCATCCAACTTTTGTTGAGCATCTTCTTTGTTATTAACACCTGTTTTCTTCTTAAGGAAATTCTTACCTTTGTCTAATAACTTTTTACCACCATCAACAATGTTTTTAGTTCCATTTTTAACAGCAGAGAAGAAATTAGCTCTCTTAAGTTGTCTTAATGTCTTGATATTAAAAGCAATAGCGTCTTCATTATCAGTCCAGTCTTCACCAAACTTTTGTACAGTAAGTTTATTAGCTTCTTCGATAAGTTCTTCTTCTTTCTTATCAGGCTTAAAACCACCTTTAATAAAGTCTTTAGCTTTACCTAAAACACCTTTAACTTTATCTTTAATATCTTCAACCTTTAGAATTGCATTACCTATACCTTTACCTGCAACTTGTGCTCCTATTAAAGCATTTTTTATACGAGAATTATATTCTACAGCTTCGTCATTATCCATCCAATTCTCACCATATTTCATTATGGTATATCTATTGGCTTCAGCTTCAATATATTTCATCTCTTTATCACTAATTTTTCCCCCACCAAATTTATCAGCGATTTTACCAAAAGCTTTTATACTAAGGTCATCTATTTTATTTCCAATAAATTTCTTAACTTTATTTACTCTTTTCTTAACTGCATTTTTTACGACATGCTTAATTCTACCTCCAAGAGTTTTCTTTTCTTTAAGCATCTTAACGTAATTTTGATGGAATTCTATAGCTTCTTCATCATCTGCCCAATCTTCACCATATTTTTCTACAGTAGCAGCAGTTGCTCTTTCCATAATTTCAGTCATAGTAAGATTTTCTCCACCAAACTTAGCTTTAAGTTTATCTGTAATCCAAGATTTAATCTTGTTTTTAACAGCGTTTTTAGCTTTATTAAGTTTACCTCTTAGAGTTTTGGCTTTAGCTTTTTCAACCCAATTATAAACGAAATTAGTATACTTAACAGAACCTTTCTCTAAATTTGCAGCATCAGCCATCATTGCTGCTTCAGCTGCAAATTTTGCTTCTTTCTTATCGTAATAAGCATTTAAAGTATTCTTAATTGGGTCTAATACTGGTGAAACTGCTTTTCCAATAGTTTTACTAGCAAAATTCTTAGCAGTAATTGCTCCTCTAGTAACAGCTGATTTAGAATACCAATTTATTGCATCATCAGCCTCTTGTTTAGCTTTTTCTTTAGCATCATTTTTAGCTGACTTACCTTGTTTCTTAAGGTCTCCATTAGCTTTCACATCTTTGATTTTGTCACTCTTACCATCAAGAGAAGCTACAAAGACACTATCATCTTCACCCTTCATAATAGCAACCATTGCTCTTAAAGAGTTACTAATATCATTAACAATAGTATCTTCAATTTTATCAAGATGATTATTAATCTTAACTTCACCAAAAGATTCTTGAGCTTTATCCTCTCCAGGCTTTAATAGATGGTCCATACCGTCAAGCTTAGCTTTTTCAGCATCAATCATAACCTCACCATTCTCGTCTTTCATGACATTACCATCTTTATCTTTAAGAGCATATCTCATTCTTTGCTCTTCTTTCATGGCATCGGTTTTAGTTTTGATTTTCTTCACTATATTAGTAGGAGCTTGTGCTACTTTATCTAAAATACCAGTTTTACCATTAAGTGCATTTTTTGTAACTCGTTTTAAATAAATTTTTCCAACTCTATCTAACATTCCTTTAGCACCTTTGTATAAAGTTTTACTAAGTTTACCTAAAGCTTTCTTAGCAAAATTAGCAAAACGTTTCATAGCTTGTTTTGCTTGATATTTTAGTTCAGCTTTCCAAACTTTAAAAGCATCTGTTATAGTTTCTGAAACTTTATTTTCAGTCATCCAATCTTTAAATGTATCTTGGAGAGATTTTCTTTCACCTTTATGTTGAATTATACCAGCAGCTTCAAAGCTCTGTCTAATTCCTCTAGTAAGATTTCCACCCATAGTTTTAGCAAGAATTTTAAATGGATGCTCAGCTTCTTTACCAGATAATCCTAAAGTTCTTACAATACTATCTTTAACTCTTTCTTTACCAGACTTAAAATGTTCTTTAACACCAGTACCTAAAGCTTTAGCATTAGTTTTGGTTTTTTCCCACAGGCTACTACCTTTTCTTTTAAGCTTATCAATAACACCATCTTTATTAGTTTCTTCTTCTTGTCTTTGCTTAATATAATCAAGTAATTCTTTACCTTCTAAGCCTTGTGCCATACCCTCTTCTTTATATTGTAACTTTCTAAGAGTATTACCACCTAATTTATTAACTAAAGTACTCTTAGCCATACCTTTAGCAGTTCCACCCATAGCTTTAAGAGTGCCAGATGGGTCTAAAAAGAAAGCATCTTTAGCATCATTAAATATATCAGAGATATTAGCATTACTAGATAATCCATTAATAGTAGTATCTTTACCACCCATAAGAATTTTCTTAATTGCAGAATCTCTATCAAACCTTTGATTCATTTTCTGACCAAATTCAAGTTTCTTATCTCTAAGTTTATTAATAATACCTTTAGCTTTAGTTTTAGGTTTTGGAACTCTAATCTTCTTAGTTCTAGGCTTATTTAACTTTTTATGATTCTTACGTCCTTCTTCTACATAACTCTTAGCATCAACAGTTTCAGGTTCTTCACCAGTAATAAAACTCTTAATCTTAGAAACTTCTTTAATAAGAATTTCATCAAGTTGATATCCTTTAGGGTCTTCTACAGAAGCAGAATATCCACGTAAAGTTGTATCAAAATATTGAGTTAAGTCTTTAGCACGTTGTTTACCTGCATCACTGCCAAACTGTTCATATAAAATTTTTTCAATACTAATAATAGAATTAAAAGCATCATTTGAATTAGCTTTCTTTTTTCTACCACTAGAAACAGTAGCTATACCAGATGTAATACCAGTAGAATTAGAAGATTCTTCGCTGAGATTTATACCATCTTTAGCTGCCTTGTTCTTAATATCTTCTAACTTAGAGTTATTATTTCTTTTACGTTCCTTATTAGTAAGAACCTCTTTAACAGCAGTTTCATGGTCATAACCATATAAATCCATTAAAACTTTAATGGCTTCTTTATCTTCTTCGGAATTATAAGTATCATATTCTTTATGATGCTTTTCATCCATCATAGTTCCTCTTACAATTCTTTCGCCTTTATGATAAAGATTACGTTGTTGACGTACTTTACCACCACCAAGTCTTTCTTTCTTGTCAATCTCTTTTTCTTGTTTCTTGATGTATTCATTATAAGATTCTTGAATCTTATTTTTTTCTTCTAAAACATTTTTGATATTTTCATCTACTTCAGCAATTTCTTCATCAGTATGCTCTCTGTTAAATATTTCATCTTTAGTTCTATTAAGTTGCTCCAAAGATTCATCACATTTCCAAATAGCATGGAAGAACTTATAACCTTGTCCTTCTTTATTATTGGTATTCATATCCTCACGAATAGCATCACACTCAATAATAGTTTGACGAATATATTCATACTGTTTAGCAGTTAAATCTTTATGTCTACCATAAATCTTTTGATTACGTTGTCTTTCTTTCTTATCTTGTTTCCGCTTACTCTTATTAGCAGCTTCCATAAGTTTGTAGTTATCAAAAGTTTTACCAGTAGTATATAAGACAGAATTTTTAACTCCACCTTTTGCTTTAATGTTAGTTTGGTCAAAAGCATTATTAGCTATTGCAGATATTGTATCTGTAGCTTGTTGTAATACTCCAGCAACACCACCAAAGAACCAAGCATCACTCATACTATCAAATTCAGTATTCAATTTTGCATTTTTAGTTCTAAAAGTTTTTTGTTGCTTTGCCATTTTCTTAACATTTTCATCTTGTGATAAAGATAACCTAAGATTCTTTCTCTTAGCATCTTCCATCTGTCTATTATACTTTTTCTGTTTACTAAGACGTTCACTTATATTCTTATCAGATTCATCATAAAAATCTTCTTCATAAACATCTAGCATACTAGAAGTATTAGGATTATACTCAGAATCTCCTCTAGAAGCATCTCTAGCAGCATGAACTCTTTCGTTAGAATATTCTCTTTCTAACTCTTTCATAAAAGCTTTATCTTTAGTAAGTTCTGTTTGCATTTCATAAATTTCATCTGTAGAGAATCCAGCCATTTGTAAATCAACTATAGCCTCTGCAGAAAAATAACCATTGAAATGATAACCTTTTTCAGCCATAAGAAGAACAACTTTCTTATAACTTTCAATGGAAGCTTTAGCTTTTTCTTTCTTCCATTCTTCTAAGTCTTTTATTTGCTGTTCAAGTTCATTTCTTCTTTGATTTAAGAGTTGTCTACGTTGTTGTGCTTCTGGACCTTTACCACCAGTTTTATCATATTCAGCTTGAAGAGCATTTAACTTCTTCTGTTGTCTTTTAATAGCTGAACTTTTACTTGTTAAAGCTTTCTTATCTTCTTCAGAAAGTCTTTTACGTAAAACATCACTATCCATCATCTGATTTTCAAGTAAACCAATGGTATTTTCAAATGTTTTTTCACGTTTCTTTTGTTCCCTATCTTTCTTATCTTGTGCTACTTTCTTACGAGTAGACATTTTACCAGTTTCATAATCCATAAGTAATTCTTTAGTATAGTCTGCACTAGCACCTATACCCTTACGAACACCAGTCAATTCAACTAAGATTTTGGAAAGATAAGTTGGAATAACTTCAGTGATAGCTTTATTAGCTTCACCATTATATGAAATAGCACCCCTTGTATAGCCAGAACGATTCTTAGGTTCTTTAACCTTGGATTCTTTTTCCCATCCTAAATCCATATTTATTTTAAAAGCTTTGCCTAATTTATTCCATAACCAGTTATTAGATTTCCCTGCTTTACCTGCACCCATTTGGGATAACATAATGTTAGGTAAATTAGTTAACATATCACTTAAACTAGATAAATCTGGTACTATACTTTTAACAAAACTGTCAGTTAAAGTTTTCATAGGATTAGCCATGTAAAACTTAATAGCATTAAGAGTTGTATCATCTAAAAGCATATCTACATTAGTTTTACTTTTAGCAGCTCCTATACCCATTTTAGCAAAATTCTTTAAACTAAAAGCACCAGTTTCAGGGTCAAATAACGAGTTAAGTTGTCTATTAAGCTTATACTGTTCTTCTTCTCGTTTCTCAAGAGTTTCAGTATTCTTCTTAAGCATTTCCAATACTTCATTGTAGAAGCTTGTAGTCTGATTATAAAACTCTTGAGTAACATCTAACTGAAAAGAACCTACTGCATTTAATTGTGATGATATTGTACTAATACCACCCATAAGCTGATTCGCAATAGAAGCCACCATTCCATTATCCAGACCATTTCTAACATTATTAATCTGAGTAATATTATTCAAATTAGCTCTATTATCATTGAAGAAATTTTGATTATTGGTTTCATAATTTAAATCAATTCCACCAGCTTCAGTAGAATAAGATTCTGTACCACTTTCATCATCAAAATCTAAGTCATCGAAGAAAGCTAAACTTTCTTCCATGTCCATTCCGCCACCACCAGCTTGGTTCAAGAATTCTTCAGCAATTTTAGCAGATTCTTCACTACCAAAGATATTACCAGTTTTCAAATCCTTAAGTGCATTTTTCAATCCTACTTTACCAGTAGAAAGTATATCTTTAACAGCTTTAGTTTCTGCACTTGTATTATTCTTAGCAAATTCTTTAGCTGTTGCTTTAATATCTATCTTACCAGCTTTAGTCTTAGAAAAGTCGAATTTATTAGCCTTAATAAAATCACTGACTTCTTCAGGCATTGATTCTTTAAAAGCTCCTTTCATACTATAACCAAAGCTTCTAGCCGCATTTTTTAGGAAAGAATTACTAGGTTTCTTATCCTTTGGCATTTTATGTTTTTTATTAGCCATTATTGGGATACCCTCCTTTCTCAAAATTATATTTTATTGTTGACTATATGAAAAAAGGGTAAAATCGGACTAAGAGCTTTTAACTCTTAGTCCAAAGTTTAGAATATGGATTATATATTATCCGATGACTTTTTATAATATATAATCAAAATAGTCTATGGGGGAGTCGAACCCCCGTCCTCCGATAGAAAGTCGGATGTCTTAACCACTTGACTAATAGACCATAAAGTAATCTTGATTGTCGTCTAACGGAAAGGTATTTTAGTATGACAAAACAACATATAAACAACCAAGATTACTCCATTCGGATTTTGATAAATACAAAATACTATTGTACGGAAGGAACTTACTTTTTTTGTTGGCTAACCACTTCCAACAAAACTCCCACGACAGGACTTGAACCTGTGACATTCTGATTAACAGTCAGACGCTCTACCGACTGAGCTACATGGGAATATTGCCCACACAAGATGGACAAAAGCAAAAATACATCTTATAAAAGCACTATTGAAAAAGCATAAAAAGAACAACTTTTTCTTAAAAGGAAGTGAATTTAGTGTATACAACTCTAGTATACAATAAGATGTTGAATATCTTTTTTAAACTCTAAATATTCAGATTCATCTAAATTATCAGATACTTTCAAATTGATTGGATTCTCCAAATCAAGACTAAAAATTCCTATAATTGATTTGGCATCTACTATGTATTTTCTCATTGTAGAGCATACCAATAAATCATAAGGAACGTTGCTTGCTTTGTTAACAAAATCTCTTACTTCTTCGAAAGTGTTAAACTTGATAGTGCAAATTGTCTTAAGGCTATCTGTGTTAAGCATAATATCAGCTCCTTTCTTTATTTGGTTTGCCATACACAGACTAATATGTATAACAAAACTGCCCATACTGGATTCGAACCAGTGAGTGCAGGAGTCAAAGTCCTGTGCCTTACCGCTTGGCGAATGGGCAAAAAAAAAAAATGAAGGATTACCATTGTAAAAAACAGTAATCCTCCATTGCACGAAAGACATTTTATCCTCTTATTTGATGGGAGTAAGAGAAATAATAATAAGATGGACTAGTGCAATCTCAACAAAGCACTACACTAATTTGTTATAAAAGAATTTTTATTCTTTAAAGTCTATGTAAACTTGTATACACCATCTAAACACTTGAAATGCTTTTCAATAAGAACTTTGTTAAAAAGCGTACAAATTTCTTCGTTATTAGCATGAGAATGTTTATGTAATTCCATGAAATAGAGATTCATAGCTAAGTACAAAGCATCTTCCAAGTTATTAACAACATTCTGCAGAAGTGTATTAATTTCTGAAGTATACAACTCCCTAGTAACATTCTTGTGATACTTTCTCTCATCAAAACATCTTCTGCTCTTAATCAAAAGTTGAGTAATTGTAGAAGCATACTGAGAAATTACATTGTAGCTAAACAATTTAAGTTCGCTCAAATGTGATTCACCTTCAAGATTTAAAGAAGGTGCTCCGAAAACTGTAAGAACATGTATTTGGTCCATTTTGATAATCTGGAAGTTTGTGTGTGCTAACATTTCGTTCTTAACCCAATCAAAACTGTCAATCTTTAAAGTTCTCTTATCCTTTGAAGCATTGTTTGCACCACCAAACTTATAGTTCTTGTTCTTTGTAAGCTTAATGAATTCCTCTTTGGAAAGACCATAAAGTTTGACATAGTAATAAGCAATCAGAGAAAGAATGTAACCAATAACATCAATTAATTCTTCTGACTTTGAAGCTTCCGTAGCTTCATCATTAAGACACTCTGCTAAGAATTCAGCAAGTTCCTCAAATATCTGAATCAGATAACCATCATGCAAATCTACCAATTTCTTTAATGAACTATGTGTGCCATCAATATGCTCTGAGAAAGAAGAATCGAATATCATAGGCATCATAACTTTCAAGTTCAATGCTGCATTGTAATCCAATACAAGTTTTGAATTACTACCATAATCATCTTCAGGAACATACAAAATTCCAGAACCTCTTTTATATCCACCAAATGCAAACTTCCAAGTATTGCTATTAATACCATGACTTACACCACTTAGATTGTGTTCACTGAAGTTAGTTGTATAGTTATACTTGTCTGGTCTGACTTCAATAGTATCAAACATATAAAGTTCCTCCTGTTCTTTCAAAAAAATATGGGATTGACTTTTACATCAATCCCATACTAACTACATTACTACAAATGAAAGATTCTGATTAAACATCAAAATCATCATCGAAGTCATCATTGTCAAAATCATCATCGTCGTTATCAAACTCTTCATTCTCATTGTCGAATTCCTCATCTTCATCAACAACGACTGGCTTAGCTGCTGTTTTCTTCAGGATTTTCTTTTTCGGAGCTGGCTTTTCTTCCTCGTCATCAACTGTTTCAGTATCCTCATCGAACTCAACATCTGAATCTGCATCATCATCAGAATCAAACTCATCACCCTCAACATCCTCATAGTCTTCCTCAACAACTTCGTCATCTGCAAACTCATCCTCATTATCAGTATCTTCTGTTTCTTCATCTTCCTCGACTACTTTCTTAGCCTTTTTCTTGGTAACTGATTTTGTGGTTTTCTTCTTAGGAGCTTCCTCAACAACGTCTTCCTCGTCATCAACAACCTCCTCATCTGGCTCTACGATATCAACCGTATCAAGTGTTAATGAAGAATACAGCTCAATCTGCTCTGCATTAGCTTCACTAATATTAATAACCTCACCTGTCTTGTGATAGCTCTCGTTCTCAGTATCCTCTGGGTCATCATATTCACATACAATGAACTTGTCAGGATTCTTCTTATCAACACGACCAATATACTTGATTTCATCAATATCAGTTGTGCTTCTGTTGAAGTGAACCTCTGCATGAGCCAAAACCAATGTCTGCAGACCACCTCTTGCCTTAGGCGGATTTGTAACTCTTGAACTTACAATCGTTCTTCTGTAAAGTGTTTCAGCTTGAGGGTCATAGTAAGAAGTTGTGTTTGTTACATCAAACAACGTCTTCTGATACACGTTCATAATCAACTTAGCCTCAAGTTTTGAAGCAACTTTAACACCTGCGTTCTTCAACTCTCTGTAGAACCTGTCAATTACAGCATCCTGAGTAGCTCTATTCTCTGATGTGATTGTGAAATCTTTTGGTTTCCTTGTCTGAGGAGTTACCTTTCCACCTTTCTTATCAGCTTTCTTCTTAGTAGCTACTGTCTTCTTTTCACTTGCTTTAGAAGCTGCTTTCTTAGTAGGTGCTGCCTTTGCTGGTGCTTTCTTAGCGACTGGTTTTGTTGCCTTCTTCAATACTTTCTTTACTGCCATAATGTTTTTCCTCCTTAAAATTGAAAAATATAGTTTATGTTTTGACTTATAACTTGGATGATTAAGAAAAATTTCCATGCTTTAAGTCAAATCAATTATATATATTTATTTCTTCATTCTTTTTTTGGAAAAATATTATTCACCTAGAAGCAATAACATAATAACTTTTTTGGTTTAAAATATACAATAACAGAAAATTGTGATTGGAATTGTGTAAAATTCATAATTGATGTTTTAGTTTATGTTTTTGCTTTTGTTAGTGTGATTTGCTAAATCATGGTCTTCCTATATCTCAGTTTTGTTCGTTAAACATATATGCTTTGGAGATTTAATAGGAAGACCTTGATTTAACTCCCTTAAAGGGGGGATTTAGGGGGTTGTAATGTTATTGGAGTAAATCATTCAATCTTCTTCGTTTTTATTATATATTTTCTTTTATTTTATCGTCTATTTTTATTTTTAAAAAAAATCGACGATAAAAAATTAATTTAAGAAAATAAATTAATATTATTCTCATTATAGTAATATATAAGAAAATAAAAATATTATAAAATATATAATAAGGACAAGGTCTTCCTTGATGTTTCAAATTTCAATTTTCAAATTATATAGAAAACTATAAAATAACATCTAAGAAAGGAGAATTTCAATGAGAGTATATCTAGATGAATTGAAAGAATTATATCTTTATCGAAATAGAAATATAATGATTTCAGGAAAACATAATGACAGATATCGAGGAAATATGTTAATTCCATTAGTACAAACTTCAAATGAAATTGAAGAAATGTATAATTCCAATATCTTTATGACTCAATTTATTAGAGGTTATTTTTATCCAAGAATAGATAAATTATCTTCATGTAGAAATAAGAAAATTCAAAATAATCAAAAATTGAAATATAAAGAAATTCAAGTTAAATTTCCAAGAATTAAATATAGAAAAATCCGTTTGAATCAATATAATAACTTTAATACAATTTTTGATATGACAGAATACTTCAATCTTTTTAATGAAACTTATAGCAAATTAACTTTCAATATAAAGGTTAATAAATTTGCTTTGTTTTTGAAAGAAGTAACATCAAAAGTATATGTAACCAATCAAAACAACATTATCTATATTAATCCAAAGGAAATTATAACAACAGGAAAGAAAGACAGTATTGAGAATTACATATTTTGGATTTACAAGAATCAGTTGTTAGACCATACTTGGTTTGGAAATTTTAAGTTCGTATTCAGTACAAATACAGGAAATAGGTTCTTTGTATGTACATTTCCAGAAAATCCAAAGGAATTCAACTTCATTAAGTTCAAGAGATTTTGTAATATTCTTTGTAAGTTATCTAAAAATACTGATTTGGATGAAGAAGAATTTAAAGAACTCAATATGTCAGATGAGTTAAATAAAGCTGAAGAAGTGAAAAATGTTAAAGATAATGTTATTCACAATAAAGCTTTCCCTATTAAGAATAAGATTATCAAGGGATTAGACTTGGATAAAAAGTCACTATCTCGTATGAATAATACAGAGTTCGAAACACATCAGAGAATAATGGACAAAATTGACTTAGTTTCCCAAAATTCGGAGAGTTCTGAGGAAGTAGAAGCGAAATTAAACGATGACAACGAGTTTCTGGAGGATTTGGAATATTTGAAAAATCAGCAAACTCAACAGTCAAATCCTTTGAATCAAAAGAGAATAGCAAAACTTGAAGAAAAACAAAGTAAGGTTATGGTAGATGGAAAGAGTATTGATTCTATCATATCTGAACATAAAACAGATGCTATTGAAGTTGAGGAAATTAACATTGAAACTTTAAATGAAGAAGTTAAGACTAGTACATTGAAAGATTTCGATAGGTCTTATGTAAAGAATCAGAAAGAAAAGGATTTATTTAAAGTGTTATCTTCATTCAATGAAGTTAGTGATAATCCATTCTATGTAACTGCAGTTACAAAAGAAGATACATCTGATGCCTTCAATAAGAAAGAAACATTAAAAATTACTTTAGAAGACGGAAATGGTAAGAAGCATAACATTAAACTTGATATACCTATCATAATTGATGATAGTTTCTTATACTTGAATGATGGTAAGAAATCAATTTCTAAGCAGTTAATTACGTTACCAATTATCAAGGTTGCTCCTGATGAAGTTCGTATTACTGCTGTAGATAAAGTATTTGTTAACAGAATTGGACAAAAGCTTAATAGTAATGTAGATAGATTGATTAAGTTCCTTAAGAAAGATATAGGAACTACTAATGAGAAAATTAAGGTTAAGTTTGGTACGAATAAGGGTGTAAACTCTAAGTTCCATAATAGTATGGAATATGATGATATTGGTTGTAATATTATTTCGTTACAGATTGGAAGTTTCTATCTTAACTTTAACCGAAATGATGCTAATGCTGAAATAAGCAAGGTAAGTAAATTCTCTGAAACAGATGACTTTGCTGAGAAAGACAAGGAATTTGTTTTAGGTTGTGATAAGAATACAATTTATGTTGTAGATATCGTAACACAGAAGGTTATTGACTATTCATTTGACCACAATAAGAGAGTTGAATATGATACTATTTTTGATTTGATTTCTTTGAAGATTAAGGAATTAGATTCAGAATTGTATGAAAAATTACTTGCACAAAAAGCTTCTAAAAAGTTTGCTTATACAAGAGCTAGGGTTACTGGACAAAAGATTCCTATCATAGTTCTTTTAGGTTTCTTATACGGATTAGAGAATGTTCTCAAGCGATACAATGTGAATTACACATTTGAAGAAAAGAGACCTAAGTTTGCTGAAGATGAATCTTTTAAGTATAATGTAATTCAATTTAATGATGGGTATTTAATCTATGATGCTTATCCTATGAGAAATGCTTTATTATTGAATGGATTACAAGAAGTGCCTGTAAAGGTATATGATTTTGCTCAATTTAACTCTCAAGATGTTTATCTTGATTTCTTTGAGTTATTATATAACAAACGTAATGCAGCTAAGGGATTTAAGAACTTCTTTGATTTCTTATTAGACCCTATTACTGTTGATGTACTTAAGGACTTAAATCTTCCAACCAATGTATTTGATGTATTATTATATGCAAATACATTACTTGAAGATAATTCTTATACAAATGCAAATAATATGTGTAACTATCGTGTTCGTAGTATTGAGATGATAAACACTTATGTGTATGATGTATTATCTGATGCTATCAGAGCTTACAATGATAGTTATCGTTCTGGTGTTGATGAGAAGAAGTTACAAGTACAACAAGATGCTGTAATTAAAGCTATGCTAGAATCACCTATCATTGAAGAATATTCAACTTTGAATCCAGTATTGGAAGTTGAAAAATTAGGTGCAGCTAACTACAAAGGTATAGCAGGTACTAACTTATCTGATGCTTTTACAGCAGAGATAAGAGCTTATGATAAATCAATGGTTGGTTTATTAGGTATGTCTACACCAGATAGTGCTACTGTAGGTGTAGTTAGACAGTTAAGTTATGACCCTAAGATTATCAATAATCGTGGTATCATTGACATAGATGATAGCGTAAATGATTTTGACGCAACTAACTTGTTAACTGCTGGAGAATTGTTATCTCCATATACTTCTTTACATGCTGACCCACCGAGAATCGGCATGGAGACACAACAAGCGAGACATACTGTACCTACGTATAAACAATCTAAATCTTTATATGGTAGTGGTGTAGAACGTACACTTCCTTACATGTTGTCTTCAGATTTCGTAGCTGTAGCTAAAGAAGATGGTACAGTAGAATCTATTGATGAAACCAATCAAATGGCTATCATTAAATATAAAGATGGAACTACTGATGTTATTGACTTAGCAGGTACACTGAGTAAAAATGGCAATGGTGGTTTCTATATTCAGAATAATATTCACCTTATGGTTAAAGAAGGTCAAAAAGTTAAGAAAGGTCAACTATTAGCTAAGAATCCAAATTACTTCTTAGGTGATAAGCCAGAAGATGTAACATTTGCACAAGGGTACTTAGCAAAAGTGGCAATGTCTGCAGGTGACTTTACTTTGGAAGATTCATCCATTATTACCGAAGATTTGTCAGAAGCAATGTCTTGTGATGTAACAATGTTAAAGCAAGTTCAGCTAGGACCAAATACAAACGTATTAAAGATTGTAAAGAAAGGTCAACATGTTAAAACTGGTGAAGAACTTATTTCATTTGAACACTCATTTGAAGACGCTGAAGCAAATAAGTTATTGGATAGCTTAGATGATGATTTTGGTAGTTTTATAGAAGATATTGGACATGATTCAGTATTGACTAAGTATTCAGGTGAAGTAGCTGACATTAAAATTTACTATAATGTAGACTTTGAAGAATTATCACCTAGTTTACAGAATATCATTAAAAAATACAAAGCCGAAGTTACTCGTAGAGAGAACATAGCTAAGAAGAATGGTGCAACTAACATTATCTTTCCACCTACAGAAAAAATAAATAACCCTAAAATTAAGGGTAGAGAAACCAATGGTGTGATTATAGAGTTCTATGTTAAGCATAAAGATAACTTAGCTATCGGTGATAAAATAGTTTATGGTACTGCCATTAAAACTATTGTATCTGATGTTATACCTAAAGGTGAAGAGCCATTCTCAGAATCACACCCTGATGAAAATATTGATGCTATATTCACTCAACTATCAATAGTGAGTAGAATGACAACTGATGCATTTAATATGCTATATAGTAATAAGCTTATTATAGAACTTAAACGAAAATGTAAAGAAATTTGGGAATCATAATTTAACCAAAAAGTTTACCGAATCGCCTTTCTAACAATTTATAAAAAGTTAGAAAGGCGGTTTTTATTTTGAGAGGAATAACAATAGATGAATTTAAAAAAGAAATAGAAGAACTTGGAAATGGTGAATATGAACTTGTGGAGGGAGAAGATACATACAAAAATAAGAGGTCTAGAGTTGTTTTAAAACATTTAGTTTGTGGTTATTTATGGGAAACAAATAGAGATAATTTTGTAAATAGAGGGAATCGTTGTAAAAAATGTGCTAAACAAGTTTCTTGGACTAAAAAGACTTTACAAGAATTCTTAAATAAAAAATTCAATGGTCAATATGATATAGTGCAAAAAGATTTAGATGACGATTCTATAATACAGGTTAAAGATTATATTGAAATTTACAATAGGAAATGTTCACATTCTTATAGTATTTTAGTTTCTATTTTACTTCATAGAGATAAACATAATTGTAAAGTTTGTGGTAAAAATAGAAGAATTCGGACTTCTGATTTTGTTGAAGAGGTGAAAACTAGTGTAGGAGATGAATATACTGTATTAAGTGATTACCATACAACACATGAACTTATTAAGATGAAACATAATATATGTGGTAATATTTATAGTGTTTCAAGAACGAATTTTTTAGGTTCTCCAAATCAAAAAGGAAGAAGATGTCCTTTTTGTTGTAATTCAAGGTCATATAGTAACTCAGAAAGAGAAGTTTCAGCTTTTATTAAAACTTTTTATAAAGATGAAATTCAAGAAAATAATAGAAAAATTCTTCCTAATAACAAAGAACTAGATTTATACTTACCAAATAAAAAAGTAGCTATTGAATTTGACGGATTATATTTTCATTCAGAAAATTTTAACAAAGATAAAAAGTATCACTTAAATAAGACTTTGTTGTGTGAAGAACAAGGAATTCGTTTAATACATATCTTTGGAGATGAATGGCAATATAAGCAAGATATAGTAAAATCTAAAATTAAACATATCTTGCATTGTGACAATAATCCAGTGGTTTATGCTAGAAAATGTTATGTAGAAGAAATATCAGCTAAAGATAAAAATCAATTCTTAGAAGAAAATCACATTCAAGGTAAGGATAATGCTTCTATAAGGCTTGGTTTATGGTATCCTACTGGAGAGTATGATGAACTTGTAGCAGTTATGACATTCTGTAAACCTAGAAAGGCATTAGGACAAAAATCGGATTCTAAATATGATTATGAGTTATCTAGATTTGCTTCTAATATAGATTATAGAGTTATAGGTGCTTTTGGTAAATTATGGAAATACTTTGAAAACCATTATGAATTTAATTCTATTATTACTTATGCAGATAGAAGATGGAGTATAGGTAATGTATATGAAACTAATGGATTTGAATTAGACCATGTAAGTAAGCCTAATTATTGGTATTTCAAAGAAAGTATTGCTAATCAAAGGGAATATAGATATAAGTATCGTAAAAGTAAACTTAAAGAATTATTTCCTAAAACATATAGAGAAGGATTAAGTGAATATGAGATAATGCAAATGAATGGTTATACTAGAATTTGGGATTGTGGTAATCTTGTATATAAATATACAAAATAAAAAAAAAATTCACCGATTGACTACTAAAAGCCAATCGGTGAATTCTTTGGCTTTGAAACCAAAAGCTCTAATTTACATACTCAAGAGTATATTTATAGAACTTAATTTCAAAGCCTTCTGGCAGTGTTGTGCTTCCCTCTGGAAGTCTACCACCTACCAGTTGAGCAACATATAAGGTATCACCTTGCTCAAGGGTGATAAATTCCCTGTTCATTGGCACAGGGAAGCCAAGAAGGTCACCAACAACAACAGCTGTGTCTGCGTGACCAATTACAGACTTTACCTTTGCAGGTACTTCAGCTGCTGTGATGCTCTGTTTTTTAAGAAGACAATCTTCTGGGAGCATCTGACCAGAGATTGCATTGCCTAAGTACAACATGTTACCACCATTTCATCCTAGCTTGGACAAGACTAAGGATGCCTTTCGTTTTGGAATTACAATAATTCATTTACAAGTTACATAATGATAATATATATTAAAAAAAAAATAGAATTACGATTTTTAAGGTGATAACAGATTGTCTGTTATCACCTTTATTTTAAATCGTCTTAATTGGAATATGTTTCTTTCCTATGTAATCAGTATTCTCTACTTCATAGTACTGGAGATTCCATTTGTTTATCATATTCATTAATCTTGCTGTGGGTCTATTATAACCCATCTTAGGTACAATGATTTCATTGCCTAAACCTTGTGCATATAAAACCATATCATAAATGTTATCTAAACTATCATCTATGAACACATCCCACTTAATTCCTTCATCCATAATGATTTTAGATTTCTTCTGATTTGGATACACTGGTAAGAACTCAATCTGGCTTGAGTACTGGCAGAAGAAGTTATTAAGCCAACGTAGTTTAGCATCAACTTGTTTATCAGTTAATACTGATGAGCAGATTATAAGTTTCTTACATACTTTCTTATTAGCTACAAACATTCTTAGTCCTGCAGCTAATTTAGTTGGTGGTATAGGCTCATAGAAATCTTGTCGGCTGTAGATATACATATAGATTTCAAATATATCCTTTGGTACACTTTCGACATCATCTCTCTTAAGCCATTTGTCTAAATAATATTCCTCTCGCTGTAATACTTCATCTCTTGTATATGGTTTATCTAGTTTAAAGTATTTACCAAAAAGTTCTCTATTTTCATAGAGGAAGTCTACACATCTAGGTGAAATGTTACACAATACTTCATCCATATCAGTTACTACTACTTTTGGGTCGTTTCTTGTATCATTGTCCTTATCAACTAAAATGTTATAAGGTTCTATCTGTTTAATTTCATCAATGGTCATAAACTACCTCCTAAAAAATAATCCCCCTACCATTATAGTAGGGGAATTATAATTATTGATGTGATTTAAGGATTACTCATCCTCATCATCGTCTTCTTCAAGCATCTGCTTAAGGCTCTTCACTGGTGCTTTTCCTGAAGCTTTCTTCTTAGTTGCTGTCTTCTTTGAAGACTTTAATACTTTCTTTGGAGCTGGTGCATCTTCTTCATCATCCTCTCCTTCTTCAACATCTTCATCTGAGATTGCTTTACCTACTGTTGGTCTTTTCCTAGAAAGTGGAATATCACTACTATCATCTTTCTTTTTATTGAAGTAAGAACGCACCGATGTAGCTACCATGTTTCCAATAGTCATAGAATGATAAGCTGCAATAAACAGTTCATACAATTTTGTAAGACCAGTATCTATGATATCCTTTCTAATATTACCTTCACCATCATACATTGCAATTTCTGTTTCACCAGAGATTTCACAAACCCAAGATTCTGTTTCTTCGCCACCTTCTAAGTTGATAATTTTGATGTAAAATCCATCATCTTCAGCAAAAAGCTCTAACATTACACCATTGCCAAGTTCTTTATCATACATGTTCTTGATAGCCAGACCAGAATTATTATCTGGGTCATAAATAATCTGTTCAAGTCCTTTCATAACCTTGTAGACTAAAGACTTGTTAAGAATGATAAGACCTTGATTTACTGTTCCGTCTTCTTTTCGAATCATCTTACCATTTTCGTCACGTTCCTCAATCTTAATCATTAAGTCAACACTGTTATAGAACTTATTTCCATTGACTTCTTTACCTTTAGCATCTACTTTCATATCCTTTTTAAGATTTCTTCTTAAGGAAATTTTTGCAACTGCTTCAGGTGACCAGAACTGTTCCTCTAAATCATAATTAACATAAGAGTATTCTGGTGTTTCATTGTTACTTGATGAGCTTCCACTTGCTGCCTTTGATTTAGTTGCTCCTCTTTTCTTTGCCATTGCCATAATAATTTTCCTCCTTAATTTAAATTTTGTTTGTTATGACACCATAATAATATATACCTACATCAAATTTTAAAATTCAATGTAGGTATCACTTAAATATGGACTATAAGTTTCTTTACCTCTAAAAGTCATCAGATTCATTCCTATTGACTGAAGTATAAGATTACCAGTACGCAAGTTGTCTTCGATGATAGCCTTGTAATTGATAATCGGAATCAACCATTCAGGAATCTTATCAACTGACTTAGGTAATGTAATGGCTGTAAAACCATACTTAGATATGTCAATTTTACTTGTGTCTTTCTTATCTGGTACTGTGAATACAACGTCTTGTAAAACTTGGAATTCTTCAGTACCATAAATGTCCTTAAGTTCTGATATTTCACTTCCAAGAACTTTTAACATATTTCCCTTATCAGGAGTTTGGATTGATTCATCTGGATATAATTCATTCCAGACGTATGCACCACGAATCTGTTGCTGTCTCTCTGGTGTAGCATACGAGAAGAAATCATTTACTTTTACTGGTGTTAAGAATGTAGTCTCACCTTTTTCAAGTGATTCTCTAATTTCCCTTTCAAACTCAATATACTTACCAAAAATTCTAGCAATATCAATATCTTCTGAACGTAGAATATCATCTTCTATTATCTTAGTGAAATACTCTTTCGTTCTAGGATTTACTGTTGCCTTCTTAATTGACATACCTTTCATGTCAATCTGTTTATTTTTCTTAAATATGACATGACCCTCTTGAATCCTCAATAATCCTACATACTGCTTTTTATTTCTTGTAAGCATAATACGTGGATAGAAGAACTCTGACTTCATGTTAATAATCGGTTGCTTTTCTTCTTTTAAGTTAGCATTACCTGTAAGTCTATCTAATACAGATTGTACATATTTACTCAAAAGCAGTACAGCGGTATTAATGATAGTGAACATCTTGTATTCGTCATCATTAATTTCTTCTTGTTCAAAACTGCTCTCATCAATCTCAATATCATAATTATTCTTACAAAAGTTATACCAACGCTCCAAAGATAAAAAGTTAGAATCTGTATCGACTGTAATAATTGTCTCACGATTCATAGTTAAACAACGCTTAGCTCTGTTAAAAATTTGATGGTCATATACAATGTACTTTTTCATCAAATCCCATAATTCTTCAATGATTCCTTTACATTCGTCATCAATATCTTTTGGGTCATGAATCTTATAGTTTGCATTAACCATCATACCAAGTAAACTCTTTGGTAATGAATTCTCAAAGAATTCATAAAAGTTATTTGTGTAATAAATCTTAGTTAATTCATCATCAGATAAATTTTGTACTACTCTTTTAATTGGTTGAAGTTCTTCTTTAGTGAACTTCTTAGAAAATCTACTTTTGATTTTTCTGTAACACTCTTTCTTAGTTATTGGTCTGTCTACAACCTCTAAGATGTTTACATCACTTCTGTCATTCAGAATGTTATTGATGTAAATCAACATATCTGAAATGTTATCAAATTTAACATTATCTGATAACAACATCTCAAACCCCAGAATACTTGATGTGATAATTTGATATCCTGTATAAGTAATGGCTGGACCAATGTTATCATTGTAGAAGATAGAACTTTTCTCACCAGTAGCTCCATAATATGAGTTATTCAGAATCTTCATAGTCTTCTGCATCATCATACCAAAAATTTCTTTAAGTGCATCATTCGTATCTGCACCTTCAAACTGGATGTCTTTGTAGACTTGTCTTTCCTTCATCAACCAATCAACGAATAAAGAATTCAAGTTAACTGACTTATCATGTTGCAGAAAGAATGTTCCATTACCTGATATAATTGGCTTATTCGTAGGTTTCAAATAGAAGTCAATCATATCTAGTAGAGAAATTTCTTCTTCCTCTTGAGTGTAATTGTTGAAAAGTGTTACCATAGTTTCTTCTTGATTAGATAAGGTCTTTTCCATTTCTTTTCGAACCTTTTTTCTAATCTTGTCTTCAGAAATATTTGGTCGTATTCGTTTAAGATTTTCAACCATTTCATCTTCATATTTCTGTAGAAAAATACTAGTTTCAATATCCATAATTGTTGCTCTCCTTTCATATTTTATTTTTATACAAAAACTTTGGTTTAAAAAGTTCAAAACAATAATATATATTTCTTTGGTTATTGATAAAATACCAAAAATTACTTAACAAGGAGGTCATAACTTTGTACAGTTTATTATTAGAAGACGCTCAATCTAATAAAGTTATGTCAAAAGGTGATAAAGGTGATTATGACGCTAAAAATGAACTTGCAAAAGAACAGCATAAAGAAACGAGTAAAAAGAACGCCGAAATAGAGTATCATCAGAATAAACTGAAGCAATCTATTAAAGAGCGTGATGATGCTGCTAAACAAGAAAAAGACCTTGCACAAAAAACTGGAGTTGGTAATGTATCAACCAATGGTAAATCTGAACCTATTACTGCAGACGCTTCACCTTATGCAGATGTATTTACTACTTATGAAGATGAAACTGGTGGTGGTAATAATACTGCATTAGCAAACGGTGGAAACGATGATAATAAATTATTTATGAAGAATAATAATGGAAATCCTGATTTAGATGATAATGAGACAAATTCTCATGTAATTGCTAAATCAGATGTTCTTACTGAAAAATCTGTTATACATGAAGATTTCTCAATGGGATTGTATCCAGTGTTTGTTGTATGCTCTTATTTAGATACTCCTTTTGAAAAGTTGCTTGTTAAAGCTCAAAAGAATTGTAGCTATGGACATGCAGGTTTATCATTAGATGTAAACTTAAATAAGATGTATACATATACAGCTTCAACAAAAACACAAATAGTAAAAGGACATGGATTTGCTATAGACAATTTAAGAACGTGGTTATCAACATATAAAACATGTAAAATTTGTGTAAGTACTACATTTTTAACAAAAGAACAACTTTATGTATTTCGTACAATGATTAATTATTATATGGAAAATGCAGCTTCAACCAAGTATAATTGGGTTGGATTGTTTAGGGTTTTATTACATAAGATTAATAATAATCCTAATAGCATGAACTTATTTTGTAGTCAATTTGTAGAATACATGTTTTCACTGATTAAAATGGATTTTGTTAATAAATCCAATCAGTTTACTACACCACAGGATTTAGCTAATGCTAATCTTGCTAATCCTAAAGTATATAAGATATTTGAAGGTGATGGTAAAGATTATAATCCAGCTAAAATCCAAATTCTTTTAAAGAAAATTGAGCGTAATGCTATTCCACTTAAAGAGGGATTTGATTTCTACTCTAATGGATTAGATAAAGATGAATGGACTAGAGAAGCTTTAAATTTTTCTATGTTCCAAGATAAATAATTATAGAAAGGATGAATTAAGCTATGTTTTTCAATGATACAGATGGAATGTTAAATGAAATCTTGGATGAAGATGGAATGGACACATTTGAACAACTTGAGCAAATTATTCTTACTGAATCTGCTAAAGAAGGACTTCTTGACGAAGCAGATACATACAATCCTCTTAGTGAAGCTAGTTACTTTACAGGACAGGGTTCTAGAGGGGGTAAGGGAAGTGTAATTCAGTTTGGTAAGGATGCTAAGATGAAACAGCTTCAATCTAAATATGCTATGGCACTTGCACTTGCTGCTAAAAATCCGAAGGCTAAGAAAGCAAAAGGTCTTCGTCGTAAATATCTTAAGTTCTTGGCTGACATTAACAAACAATATAAGTCACAGGCACAGAAGTTAGCAAAGGATGCCATCAAGAACGCACAGAAGTATTCTAATATTCAGTCTACTTATGCTAACAGAGCTAAAGGTAAATCTACCTCATCCAAGTCTGCTTCTATTAAACAACAGGGACAGACCAAGAAGACAGCTCAAAGTAGAACTTCAAAACCTACAAATAGATAAAGGTTTTTACAATTTTAAAATTTTAAAAAACATGAACATATCAAGCTATATAGGAAAACGCTTGATATGTTCATTTTCTTTATAACCATATATTATTAAATGGCAAATGAGAAATAATAATATGAAGGAGGATAAGTTTTTATGCAGAAAAAAGCAAAAGAAAAACCACCTATTGACTTAGATAGTCTTCTTGAAGATGAAAAGAAGTTCTATTTTAAGTTACAATCTTACATTGACAAAGTTAGAGAAAATTACAAGATTCGAAAGAAGAAATGTAGATTTACTTTATTAGGGGTAGAGTATACTTGTAAGGTTTCTAACTTGATTACTCAAATGATATTTCTGATACCATTTGTAGATACTGGGATTGAACCCGATGAAAGTTTCATTTTGTTAGACCAGATTAAGGACTACAACAATGACACATTCATTGATTGGGCAAATAATGTTATTGGATACTTTTCTGACAAAGATTTACTGGATGATGAATATATCTTAAAGTTGAATCTGTCAATTAAGAAAGTAATTCAGTACCTTTCAGATTTATCAGGTCGATGTAATATCTTGTCAGGAACTACAATTCGTCTTCATGACTTACTGGAACTATATGAAAACAACAAAGAGTTCAGAGAGTTAGTTGACTATGAGATTCCTGATGGAGAATTTTCAGATATCGAAAAAGAGATTAACCAACAGTTTGATGGTATTATGGATATTCTGAGAAATGTAGATACTTGTTACAAACCTTACTTTAGAAGTAAGACAGGTATCAATGAGAAACAGTTTAAAGAGGTTATGTCTTCAATCGGACTTAAGACAGACCTTGATGGAACAATATTACCGTTTATTGTACAGTCCAACTATTTCAAAGGATTACGAGGAATTACGGAGTTCTTCGTATCTGCCATGATGTGTAGAAAGGCATTAATAACATCACATCAGAAAGTAAAGGATAGTGGATATTTGACAAGAAAGATTGGTATGCTTTTAATGGATACTGATTTGAGCGAAGTTGAAGATTGTGGTTCTAAAGGTTATATCAATATTGAAATAACTGATAAGAAAATTGCTGAGAGAATGAATATGAGATACTTCCTTAATAAAGATAAGGAGTTAGAAAGATTCGATAGCAAAACACATTCAAAGTACATTGGTAAGACTTTAAGATTTCGTTCACCAATTCGTTGTAGATGTAAAGATGGTAAAATCTGTAGAACTTGCTATGGGGATTTATATAAAGTAAACAAAGATATCAAAATTGGTATTATTGCTACTTTGGAACTAACAGAGCAGTTCACACAGAAGCTACTATCAGCAAAACATTTACAGCAGACTTTTACAGAGATTGTAGAATGGGTAAAGGAATTCACATCAAACTTTATTGTTGATAAGGGTATGGTATTCATAGACCCAGATAAAGAAAAATCTGGAAGTAAGATAATTATTGAAGATGAGTGGATTGGTGAGGTAAACGAGGTTGATGATACAGTTGAGATTTCTCAGTTTATCATAGCTAGTAAGAATGGAAAAGAAACTTTGATTCCAAGTCCAGATAATATCTCATTATTATTGAGTGAAGAAACCAAGGAATTAGTAATGGAAAACTCAGTAAAGGATAAAGATAATCGAAATATGCTTCCATTCAAGCTGTTATTGGAAACTGATGCACCAGTCTTTCAGTTTAACATGTTGAATGATGAGTTAGCTTCGACATTACAAGATGCTATTAAGCTGATTGAGAACGCTAAACATCCAAATCCATTCATAACTGATAAGAAAGGAAAACATCCTGAAATCAAGAATATTCATGAGATTATGAATGTATTTCTGCAGTTATTGAATAATGGTGGAGTTCACTTAGCTAGTGTTCATGCAGAATTGATTATTAGGGAACTTGTAAGAGACCCTGAACATTTAACCAAGAGACCAAAGAGGTTTAAGTCTGAGGAAGATTATGTGATTCTGAGAGTAACTGAAGCTATTTTAAATAGTCCTTCATCTTCAGTATCATTGTCATTTGAGCAGATTAAGAAGCAGATTCTTACACCAGCTTTGTATTTTAAAGATGGTGAGAGTATTTTAGACGTGTTGTACTTTCAATAATAGATTTGTAAGAGGATGTGATTAATTTCATATCCTCTTATTTTTAGGAGGAACTTATTATGTATTTACATGGAGTAAATATAAAACTATTAGAAGATTGTATGAAAGGTACATTTCATATACTTGCAGGTGATGAAGTAATTTATACTTCAAATGAGGTTATTACTGCTGATGAGTTTATGTTACAAGTATCAAGCTATTTTGAGAAATTTAGAGAAAGAAAAGCAGATGTATCTATTGATGATTACTATGTTGAGAATTATCTAAATAGTGAAGATGTGAAAGTAACTGAAGAACGATTAGCAGAAATATTATCACCTGATAATATCAAGCAGATTGAAGACGCTGGTTGGTTTATTGTAAATCAAACGATAGACCGAATCATACTTGAAAAGTTACCTAGGTATAAACAAGAGGATTTGGAAGAAGATTTAATGAAAGGATATAGGTCAGGATTAGATGGAGAAGACGATTGAGTTTCAAACGACTAAGATTATAATCCATGATTATGCTGAAAGTCCTGCATTTGAGAAGTTTTTAAGAAACAGATTATCTGTTTGGAAGAAAGCTAGATTCGGTGGTAACTATGTTGATTATGAGGGATTCGAGATTGAAGAAGATGACCTTATTATTCATAGAGGAATTGATTTAGCTGTATTAGGAAGATATTTTCCTAACCACAAATTTGTATTTAACGATAGTGGGAATCCTTGTAAGAGAATGACTGGTGTTAGTTTAACTACTCCACCAAGAGATGATACACAAAAAGAAGCTGTAAAGTTTTTACTAAGCCAAGGAAAGTATTCAAATCAGAAAGGTGAAACACAAAGGTTCTTATGCTTAAAACCTGGAGCTGGAAAGACTTATTGTGCTATTAATTACATTTGCAGAACAAGTTTGATTCCTGTTATTATTGTGGATTCTGAGAAACTTCTCAAACAATGGACTGATTCTTTCTTCAAGTTTACAAATATAACTGAAGAAGATATCGGTATAATCAGTGGAAGAATAAGTATTGACAAGCTATTAGAAAAAGGCTTAAAGACATACAAAGTATACATTGCTATGCACCAATCATTACAATCCTATTGTAAGAATGACTGGAATGTTGTAGACAACTTATTTAGTAAAATAGGAATTGGTGTAAAAATAGTTGATGAAGCACATGCTTATTGGAAGAATATGTTTGATATTGATGTTCATACTAATATTAAGAATAATCTGTATTTGACTGCAACACCTTTCTTAAGCAATAGTGCAGAAGACCAAGTCTATCAGAATATGGTTTCTTATATAGTAAGCTATGGATACACATTAAAGTTTCAGTCAATTTATCACAATATCTTTTATGTAAGTTGGAATACACATCCTACTGATGTAGAAGAATACAAGATGTCAAGTAACTATGGTTTTAACCAGAATTTATACAATGACTATTTATTGAAAGAGGAAAATTACAATGATTTCTTAGAGTTATTAGATATTCTGGTTGACACTTTTATGAACTACAAAGACGATACTAAAGTTGCTATTGTAGTTAACTGTAACAATATGGTTCAGGCTCTCTATGAACATTTTACCAATGACTATGAATTTGAAGGTGACATAGAAGTTGGTAGGTTCTGTGGTCTCATTAAAAAGAAAGAGGATAGAGAGAAGGAACTTGAAAAGAAATTAATTATTACCACCATTAAGAGTTTTAATAAAGGTGTTGATGTTGACAATTTAAGCACTGTCATTAATACGGTGAGTATTTCTTCCAAAACAATGATAGACCAGCTATCTGGAAGACTTAGATACTCTGATAAATATAAATCCAATTTCGTGGATATTACAGACGTAGGTTTTGAAGCATGTAGAAGACATCTGAGAACCAGAACCAAGTTTTTGGATAAGATTGCAAAAAAGTCCATCGAATGTGAGTTCTAACAATTTTATACGGAGGGCAAACAACATGAAATTTGGAACAAACTTGGAGAAGATTGAGTCCGTCATATTACGTCCTGCACCGAACTTCACAATTAAGAATGTTGTAACATTTGGTAAAAGACATTACAAAACTGGAGTTCGTCAGGATGCTTTATGGGAATCAACTTACAAATCACAGAAATATTCTAATGTGAATGATGTAGGAGAAATCAAAATAGAAACGTCAGATTATTTAGTATTCTCATCAAGATATGAGAAGAAACTGATTGAAATCTATATGTCTTACAAACACATGAAGAAAGTTAGGGATGCTTTTAATGAAGCATTAGAAGTAGCAAGTAATAATGTTGAGCATGAAGAAACAGGTAAATTACCATTCTTGGAAACAGATGATGGAAAACTGTATATTGGACAGGAATGGGAAGATTGGTACATTAGTATTCCTAAATTGGTTGGTAATAAGTCAATTAATATTATGCTTGAATTAGCAGAAACAGAGGATATTGATGGTACAATTTTGTATGAGCCTGCTGTAGAAATCATGTTTAATAATGAGGAAGCATTTGAAGTTGTAACTGTTGAAGACCTTGAAGGAATCTGTTACTTTTTAGATAACTTTGATTTACTTCAGTCTTCACAGAATCTTTATTTGATGGCTTATTTAAATAGTATGAGCCATTCAATGAATCTTGAGGATGCAACATATCATAAGCAATCTTCGTTAGTAACACCTTCAGAAGTTGGTAGGGAAGCTTCTAAAGAAGAAAAACGAAAGATTACAGTAGCTAAAAGACGACAACCAGTTGGAGTTAAGAAGAAAACTCCAATAATCAAACCTCAAGAGGAACTTGAAAAGGCAGATGATGGTTTTATGATTTCAGATGAGTATGAAGAAATCCCATTTTTATAAGGAGGAAGTGTAATGCTGTATTTTACATTAAAGGGTAAAGAATATCCAGTTCACAATGATATAGATATCACTGAATTGGATGAAGACAAAATCAAGAAAAATCACGTTTACATGTTTGATGGTGATTACTACATTCTTAGGGGAAATCGAGAAGAATATGATTCTATTGGTAAGAGTGGTATTTACATTAGTGAGGAAGAAACTGAAGATGAAACAACACTTCTGATTGAGTTACTTCCTAATAAATCTAATGGTAAGACTAAGAAACTCGATACTAAACTCTTTCATGAGTTCAATGGTGCTAAAAAGTCCAATCAACTTGATAATATCATTAGTAGAATCTCTCAGATGAACAAGAATAACAACAAGAAACCTAAGAAGATTAAGTTACCAGTGAATAACAAGGTTGAGAGGGTAAGGCAGACCCCTTTTGAAAGAACATGTAGACAGAACATTATCAATTACGCAATCAAAGATGAAGATGAAGACTTTGTAAAGATTCTCAAAGAGGTTATCAATGAATCTAATGTTACATTAGAGGATTTATATGACTTTTATGATGAACGTACAGGGTATAACATGTATTATGGTTTACTTAAAAGGACATCAGTAACCGAAGTTTCCATTGGTAAGTGGTGTGAATTCTTAGGTTATGACTATTGTTTAACTCTTCGAAAGTTGTAGTTATACATAGAAAAATTATAGAGGATAAGACGTTGTGTCTTATCCTCTTTTTTTTATTCTTCGATAGTTACTTCTGGATTTGATTCAGCAACTAACTTCTTAAGTACTGTAAATGAAGCACCTGTATCGTAGGAAACTCCTCTCTTATCAAGAATTTTCTTACACATGTTCTTAGAAGAAAGGAAAGAATCCTCATAGTAACTTTCTGCAGACAAGTCTTTGTCATTAACAACAACTTCATCATCCGCTACTTCAGCAACTTCTTCTTCGTCATTAACTTCTTCATCTACTTCATCACTCAATCCATCAACAACATCATCATTGTCAATAACTTCTTCAGTCTTCTTTACATCAGGAATAACTGGTTCAGGAGTATTATCAACAACTTCAGATGTTACTTCTGGAGTTGATACTTTTTCAATTTCCTTAACAGGTTCTTTAGCAACTGGAGTTTCAGTCTTATTAATAATAGTCTTAACGGACTTATTAATATCACCTGTTTTAGAAACTACCTCGACTGGATAGCCAAGCTTAACAAGATTGTTATAAATGCTTTCAGAGATTGTAATTGGTCTCTTAATTGGACCATTACCAACAGCAGGAATATAACCTCTCTTGTTAATGGTAACTTTATATCTTACTGTCATTAAGGTAATCCTCCTTGTTAATATTAAGCATACATGTCACTAAAGTCTTCGTCAAGACCTGCATCCTCGGAATCAGAACCATCTTCTTCGTCTTCTTCCATGAATACATCTTCACTCTGATTATCATCATCTGACGGTGTACCACCACATTCAGCAATCAAAGTATCACAGTCCTCCAAGAAGGAAGCTGCTTCGGAATCAGAACCATCTTCTTCGTCTTCTTCCATCAAGAAATCTTCATCAAGATAATCTTCTGTGTACATTCCAGAGAATGATTCATTACTGAACTCATCTACTGAAACTGGAGTTGTCTGATGGTCTGAGTAGTTAACTTCTTTACTAAGGATAGACTGCGGCTCAGTATCAGACTGATAAGCATGACTATAGTTATCAGAATAGTCAGTAGGACACTGAAGATGTGTCAAATCACTATCAGAGATATCTGGATTCTGATTCCACTGTTTAGTGTCATGTGCGTCTGTAGGACTTTGCAGGAATGTTGTTAACTCAGCATCATTCTGAGTATCTTCATCTAACAAAAAGCTTTCATCGTACATAGTTTCATCTCCATTTCTATAAAAATTTTCAGATTCAAGTCTTAAGACTGAATCTAAATAACTAACGTCTTCAGAACAGAAAGCTCTGAAATCGTCTATAGCTTCTTCACGCTCAATACGAGCGTTGATTCTAGCTGTCACTTCGTTTAACATTGATGTGTACCCTCCTTTACTTACTTAGTAATTCTTTAACTTTCCGTTTTATAATGAATATAATGCAAGGCATTAACAAAAATTCTTTATAAGTAGGATGAAAATTTTTCTTAGTCATCATCGTTGAAAAGTCATCATCAATAACTAATGTTTTGTTAAAATATTGAATTAATAAGTTTTCAAGAAAGAATTCACCGTTATTGTCATACAATACATTACTGTTGCAATTTTGTATCATTAAAGAACTATGTGGTTCAATCAAAACATGTCTATGTTTACTTTCTGGGTCTGGTTCTGGCATATGTTGCCAATAAATACTATTTAATTTACCAAAGTCAAAAGCATCATAGGTCATCTTTTTCATGACTTCTTCACGATACTTATCATAGTTCTGGTCTAATTCTTTTAATAACTTAGCATGACTATTGTTATCTACATAGAAACATCTGTAGAATTCTCTAGGGTCAAAGCTAAAAGGATTGTCTTTGTTTTCCTTAAGAATTTCCATAGTGATAAAGTTCTCACACTTAAAATCACTTAAACTATCTTCAACTATTGCATGATATATAGTTGTTTCATACAATTCAATAGTAGAACTTGTATCAGGATATATATCTTGTATATAAACTGAACCTAATAGCTTCTTAGTTGAATACTTAAGAACATCATTATCTCTAATAAATTTTATAAGAAACTCATTATACAATATTTTATCATTATATTGATAGTTAATTGTACTAAGTTTCTTATCTAAAAACATTTCAAAGTAACGTTTTATCAATTTATCAGCTAAGATATTTAAGGAATCTATTAGTAATGAATCACTCTTGATTATAATAGCTTTTTCTTGTGAGCTAATATTTTCTTGATGCGTTTCATATTCTTCTTCTACTTGTTCAGTAATCAAATCCTTCTCATAAGGAGATATATTAAATTGTATCTTATAGAATTTCTGTCCATTAAACTTATCAATTTCTACACCTGTGACACGAAATAATAATTTCTGAGTAGCCATTTCCACATACATAAAATCATCTACAAATGGTTTGACTGTATTAGGTAATAAAACACCCTCACCTTCACCATTTGTAGTTAAACCGAAGTTATCATTATATTCAGTCTGTGGAGTAATATCGCTAACCATATATAATGGTAAATCATTAATCTGGTTAAATCTTAAAGGTGAGTTAGCACCTAAAACTTCTTGAATATTATTTAATGTCTGGTCTTGTGTAGACAGTAACTTATTTTGATTGTAATAAGTTACATAAATAGGTGTACCTTGAAGTCGCTTGTTAAATTGACTGTAAGTATTATTCAGATGTTGCTTTATATTACTTTGAATAATACTTTTTTCAGTGTTCTCTAACAATCTAGCCATTATGTCACCTTCTTTCTTTATAAGATAATAATAAATTGTTAAACATATATTATTAATATGGAATTTTATTATAGAAAGGAGGAACTTCAAATGATTCCAATTAACCATGCAAGGGAGGATAAATACACTAAAAAGAATCATAATAGTGTTATCCGACCAATTAAGAAAGGAAGTTGGTTGAAAACAGACAACACTGGAAAAGATAAGTTTTCTAAGATTAAGAAAGGAGGTAAGATTTACTAATGGCAGACATTTTTGACAATGCAAGTGCTTATGTATTGGATGCTGTTAAGGAATTCTATCAAGATATAGTGAAAGATTGGTTTGACTATTATCTTACTGAATCCTTAAAAGATAATCCATATAATCTGGTAGTTGAGTTTGTTAATCCTATGCACACATTACGACTATATGTGGATGCTAACAAGCAGAGTTATTTGGATAGGAATGATAATGAAGACCAGATTATTGGAGAGATTCCTGATAGTACATTACAGTTATGTATTCAACAACTTGTTGAACAGTTGAATAACAAGGAGGGGTATACCATTACTGAAGAAACTTCAGATAATGGTGATGAAGTCTTAAAGATTTCACTTAGTGGCAGTTTAACTTTTAGCTAAAATAAAAAAGAAAGAGGAGAAACTTACATGTTAACAACAGAAAAGAAAATGGAGATTACAAGTAATTTTATTGGTAATAGGAATATTACAGATGAAGATTTAAAGCAGGATTTATATCTGACAGCATTGGAGTGTGAAGGGGAAGATTATAAACAGCTATATGATGTACTTAAACGACAACTTAAGATAAGGACTAGGGATGAAACTGAGTACAAAGAACGTTATGTTGGTTTTGACGATATCAATGAGGAAGAAGAGTGTTTATATGAGCCTCCAATTCTAGAGCATCTTCAACTACTAGAAATTGAGAAGTTTTTTAATACTACCTTTTTTGATAAGTATTATTATGCTGTATCTGATGATTTTAAAGCAGTAGAACGACAAAGAAAAGTAAATCGCCTTAAGACTTTCAATGCTTTATATGATATTAAAAATTTAACATATAACACTCAAGCAGAAGCTGCAAGAGAATTTGGCATAACTCCTTATGCTATGCACTTTAAAATTACAGCAATAAGGAGAAATATTGCAAGGCAATTCAAATATCCTTGTGGATATCAAGGTTCAGTATTTGTAATAAAGAACTTAGATTAATAGTAACATAATGTTAGTTTTTGAGGGAAATCCTGTTTGTAGGATTTCCCTTTATTTATCTATTTATTTTTTTTTCTATGAACCCAAAACAAAAGATTAATTAACTTAGAAAGGAGTGTATTGATGACATGAAAATGGATATATGTAACTTGAATAAGTTCATTCGAGTTAATAACCTACAAGAAGTCACTAATCCTATTACTTTTGATAGCGGAAGATATCCTACTAAGGATGGTGTGTTATCTTATGAAATATTTGGTATTTCAGGAAGTTATGATAGAAAAACTATTTTTGGATATATTGATTTAAAGAAAAAGTTCTTACATCCATTGATTTACAATGAGTTAAAGAAGATGGATAGAAAAATTGCTCAAGTCGTTGATGGCTCTGGTTATTTTTCAATTAATGATAAAGGAGAATTAGTTGAGGATAATGAAAAGGGTCATAATGGTTTACAGTGGTTATATAAGAACTTTGAAAAGTTGAAATATGCTAAGAATGGTAGTTTTCAAAGAGATAATAGAATTACCATGTTGAATAGTATGTCTAAGGATGAAATCTTTGTAGATAAATGGTTATGTATCCCAGCTTTCTACAGAGACGTGAACATTTCTCAAATGCAGAATGGTAAACTTGGTAAAGATGAGTTAAATAATATGTACGTTAAACTTATTAACTTAGCTCAATCTGGTTCAAGTGAATTTGAGTTAATGGGTGTTATTACTGAGAATAACATTCAGAAAACCTTAAATCAAATATATGAATATTTGATTGGATACTTAGACCATAAGAAAGGTATGATTAAACAAGGTTTGTTAGGTAAAACTGTTGATTATAGTACAAGGTCAGTTATTTCTGCAGGTAGAATTGCTGGAAATACTATGGATGACCAGATTGTTAAATTTACATATACTGGTGTTCCATTATCACATTTATGTAATTTATTCTTGCCTTTCTTCCAATATGAAATTAGAAGTTGGGCAGAAGAAGTATTTTCTACTGTAAAACAGGTTAAAGGAAATAGTGGACAAATGTATGATATTGTAGATGGAATGGCTATGTTTACTCCTGATGCTATTACTAAGATGATTTCATTGTACATTAAATCACCTGAAAATAGATTAGACCCTATTATGGTAACTATAAGAAACCCAAAGACAGGTAAAACAGGTAAGTCTGCATTAACCATATATCAAGATGATTTAGGACGACGTTTTACATTACTTGATTTAATATATATCACTGCACATAAAGTTTGTGCTGATAAACATTTGTACATAACACGTTATCCAGTAGATAATTTTCAGTCAATCTTTCCTAGTAGAATTAAAATACTATCTACTTATAAGACTACTAAGAAGACGATTAATAATCAATACTTTGAAGATTATCCAGTAGTTGATGAAGTTCCAGATATAAGCAAACCACCAGTGACTTATATAGATACAGTCATACCACATAATACAATGCTTCAAGCATTGGGAGCAGACTATGACGGTAAAATTTTTCTAACAATTCTATAAAAAATAGAATTGGAGGAATACAAATGGGAAAACGTGTAAGTTTAGATTTATTCTTGGAAAGAATGAAATCTAGAGAAGATGTTGAATATGTTTCTGGATTTAAAAATATGAATACTAAAATTAAAGTTAAATGTTTAACTTGTAATAATATATGGGAAGTAACTCCACATATGTTATTTAGACCAAGATATTGCCCTTTATGCTCAAATTTAAAAAGAGCCAAACATTTAAGAGATTATCACCATAAGGAAAATTACCTAGAAAATCTTTTAATAAATGGATTAGATAATCCTGAAGAATATACTTGGTTGGATTCATATTCTGGAAATAATAAAGATAAGCATACAATCAGACATAATATTTGTAATAATGAATATCTAGTTAGACCAAATTGTTTTCAGCAAGGTTATAGATGTCCTAAATGTAGTTTGTCTAAAAATGAGAGCAAAGCTACTAAAGAAATCATTAAACTATTAAAAGAATACCAAATTGAATTTGAACAAGAATATTTTATAGAGGGATATAAATTTGATTTTAAAATTGGTAGACTTTTATTAGAAATAGATGGTGAACAACATTTCAGGGAATCTAGATGGAATAAAAATGGTATAGTTAGAAAACGAGATTTAAGAAAGAATCAATTAGCACAAGATTACAACTTTAGACTTATTAGAATTCCATATTTAAAAAGGTCTGAAGTTAAAGAAGTTGTTAATATTATTAGAAATATTATAGAAAATGATTTCAAAAACTTACATACGATATGTAAAGATAATAATTTATTTTACATATATAAAAATAAGAAACATGAGTATAAAATTCTAAATGAATCATTTTATTATGATTATAATGATTCTAAATTTGATGGTTTTAAAAAGATTACGTAATGAATACGGTGTATTGCCGTCTTTAAACCTTTCTAATTGCAGGAAAGCTTGATTTAACACTCGAAGATACTAACTTAAAATGGTGACATTTTAAGGGCAATGGGTAACTCCAAAGGTATAGTAATCAAGTCTTAGAGTAAAGCTAATCGATGCAGCGAAGTATCTTACAATGATAAGATATGAGTTCAACGACTATCGAAAGCAAATAATAAATGTAACTCTATTAATAGAGAATAAGGTAGATTGAAATATTTACACGAAGTGAGTAGAGTAGGGTCTCTTCCCATACCCAAAACGAAAGGCTGTTTATCAGATGATATAGTCTACAAAGGATACTGTATCATTGCGTTCAGTATATACTCAAGAAGCCAATGAAGAAGCCGAAAGATTAATTAACTCTCCTAAATTCTTTTTAGATATAAATGGTAATAATACCAGAATATTAAGAAATGAGGCTGTACTGGCACTGTATGTTTTAACTAGAGAACCATCAAAGAAATAGAAAATGAGGTGAAAAATAATGGCTTCAGAAGAAGAAATTGTTGAAGAAAGTTTTTATGAGAAGGATATGTTTGCTGATGAGCTTAAGCAAATTCAAGATGAAATACAAGCTTTAGATGATTTATATGATGAGGTAAAAACTCATTATGATGCTGTAAAGAATTCTCCATCCAGAGGTAGTTTAACATTCTTAGAGAAACAGACTACTAATTTGATTAACCTTAAAAATGCTAAGTTGAATTTCATAAAAGAAGGAGCTAATATGAAAAGAACAACTACTGATTTTGCATATAAGGAGAAACAGATTAAAACTAAAGAGGGTGTTGATGGAGACCTTATTACACAAGCTATCTATAAGAAGATTGCTGATGACTTTATTTATAATAGTGCTGCATCAAGTAAAGAAGAACTTGAATCTGTAGAAGATGAAAAGCTAGATGATGAATTACTTGATGAAGAATTAGATAACATTTTAGAAGAAAATGGTATTGTTGACTTAAGTGAAGTTAGTGATAGTGAAACACATGATATCACTGTACAAGATGGATACTTCTTAGCATTTGATGATAATACAGGTAAATTCTATAATGTGTCTGATGATTTAGAAGAAGCTGAAGAAATTGAAGTAAGTGATACTATTATAGATACAGTGGAAGAAGATGAAGATACTTATGCTGTGGGTGAAAGCGGTAATAGATATCTTATGATAGAAATTGACTAAAGAAAATAACGGATTATGGTTTTATCCATAATCCGTTAACTTTATTTAATTTTAAATGTATCTGATTGAATCAGTATATAGAATTCATATACCATAGTTTCATCAGCATTACTTCTTGAAGTTGAAATTTCTCCTCCAACAGTATTGGTCTTAGTAGCACCTTTACCTGTGATAATATCTTTCAAGGATTGAAGAAGTTTGTCTGGATTTATCAAATGTGATGCAGGACGTTGTCTCTTGTGTTCTGCTGAAATACTTCCTTCAACTTCTGTAGTAGTAGTATGTTTAACTTCTTTATAAATAGGTACAATTCTAATATTTACATCTGGTAATTGGCTATTGTATTTCTTAATGAAATCCCATGATAACTCATAAAGTTCCTTACATGTTCTTGCATCATTAATATTACACTGGAATAAATCCAAATCATAACAACCTCTCCTATAAGAAGCTATTTTTGAATACTGTTTATTAATGATTTCCTCTGCATTTTTAACATGAATTGGTCCTAATGTAAAACCACCTTTCATTTTAGTAACGAACTTATTCAATCCATTATTTCTAAGGTGATTATAATAATCAGAACAGAATTGAATCAAAATATCACGAATCATCTGGTTTTCTTCTTGAGTAATTGCTCTTGAGAAGATTGTTGATTCCATTAAGATATCAGCATGTTTCTTATCGTCATATACAATGGAATTACCAACGATTTTATGTGTATCGAAAAAAGACATACCGTCTTCTGTTAGAAACATAATAATTCTCCTTTCTAAGTAGAATATTTTAATGCAAGAAGTTTATTTAAGAAGATACTATAATCTTTATCAGTGACCTTAATATAATAAACTCCTTTTTGTTTAGCCATAACATCATCCTTTGCTTTTTCTTTAGCTTTATCTACAGCTTGAATTTTAGGATGAGTATTTGGATTACTTCCTCCATCTTTAATCTCTACAACTAAATTTAAGGAAGTTAAATAAAAGTCTGGAATATAAAAATGCTTTTTATTCTCATAAGTATATTCAAATACTTGTGGTGCAGGTGACATAACATCTTTTGGGTCATATTCCATGACAACATCTAGAAATTCTAGAAAGTCTTTTTCATAAGAGCCTACATATGGAGTTTTGGTTTTATTATCTCTCCATTTATATTCACCTGAAATCTTTCTATGTGACAACATATTCTTTTGAACTTCAGGGTCATTAAGATTCCAATCAGGTCTCTTTTCCATTCTTTTTAGGAATTCAGCTCTATATGCTTCTTTACATCTTTCAGAACAAAATCGTTCATATCGTTCTGCTTCTTCATTCCATTTTGTGTCTTTCTTACACATTACACAACTGCCATGAGTTTTGTTATATTTATGATTGAAATACACTTGTGCTGGTGACATATCACCTAACATTCCGCTATGTTCATCTTCCATGTGACCATATAAAGATGTCTTAGCAGAAGCTCTTTTATTAGGGTCAGTAGCTACGTAACGCTTATCACAAAATGGACAATTATAAATATAACGTTTTTCAGCCATATAATTATCCTTTCTACTAAAACTTAACTGTAATTTCTGCTCTAGTTTTCAAGAACATTTGAAGTGAGTTATTCTTTCTAGCAATAGGCAAAGCATTTAAATGTGTACCACCTAAAATCTTAGCTTCTGCTAAATAAGTAAGATTTAAAGCACCACCTAAACCATTCATATCTGGGTAAGTAGCTTTAAATACTTTATCAGAGAATGTTTCTGAAATAGGAAGAACTACACCACCTTCATAAGTCATGTATTCTTTACTATTAGGATTCCAATCAATAAGTTTAGCTAATGGGTGCATACGCAAACCATTAATAGTAGCTTTGATGTTACTATCAATTTCTGTTTTAGCATTAAACATGTTGATTGTTTCTCTATCTTTATTCTTACTTGTCATAAGGTCTTCTAAGTAGAACCTATCTTCAAGTTCCATATATACTTGTACAACATTATCTCTAAGTCCTGTATAAGCACTATATACTTGGAAATAATCAGATTTATCTGTAACTTCTGCTAAGATATCAAATAACTCTCCAGCTACAGTATTCACAGACAGACCTGAAGAACTTGATAAATCACCAGTTCTAAAAGTATTACTTACAGTTGATAATGAAGTAACTCTCCAATCACTAGTACTTATTGTATATAAACATGGATAAGTATCAAGAATCTTAACGGAATTACGAATAATTGAAGTATTAAATTTAGCTCTAAGTAAATCAAGAGTACTCTTGAAATCTCTAATAAAAGCATCATATCCTACTTCAATCTTTGCTCCTGAAAGTATAGATTCTTGATATATATTATCACAAGGATTTCCATCTCTATCCAGTGGTTTCATATCTGGAACAACTTGAGGATTGATATGTAAACTGTTATTCATCTTAGTAATCTCCTTTCAATAAAATAAAATATAACTTAATTAAATGTTCAAGGTATATAATTTTTAAAGCAAACAACAATTTCTTAATTAAAAATCTGAAAGGGAGGTTTATATTATGAAAGATAATGAATGTTTATTACAAGAATTCAATCTTGATATAAATGACTATGGTAAAGCTTCTACTTGTAAAGATTTATTAGCTTTAGCTAAGTTAATTCAATCATTATTCTTAATAGAACCTGGTACTTATCCAAGCCATTCTGATTTAGGTATTGGTATTCGTAGCTACGAATTTGAAGTATTAGATGACACAACATTAAGAGAAATAAAGGAAAAAGCTATTAAACAGATTGGAGAATATATTCCTAATAATTATGTATATGATGTAAGAATCCAAAAATTAATTAATGAACAAACTGGTGCATATACAACTTTAGGTGTATTAATAAATGTAGCTAAAGTTACTGATGGTGTTGTTAATGAATCTGATTTGATTCTTACATTTGACCAAGTAGGAAAACGAGGGAAAATTGTTAGTAAAATTTATACCTAAAAAAGTATGAAAACTAAATTAATAACCTTATATTTATAATAAAGGAGGATTAAAAATGGCTGAAACTAACGTAGATAAGACTGAGTTAGAAGCACTTAAAGAGCAGATTGAAGAAGCCGAAGCTAAGAGAGCAGCTGAAGAAGCAAAAGAACAAGAAGCTGTTGTTGAAGATAAACCAGAAGAACCAGTAGTTGAAACAGAAGTTGTTGGAGAAGTACAGCTTACAGAAGAGCCGAAACAGGAAGATGTTGTTAAGATTCCTACTGAACAAGAAGTACTTGCAGAGACTACTGAAGATGATATTTCTGATTTGGCTGATTTAATCATGGCTGGTGCAGAAGCAGATGAAGCTTCATCACCTTTAGCACAGTTCTCAAGTCAGGCTAATCAAGAATCAGAATCTATCAAGAATCTTAGAAAGCTTCAGCAATCTAAGAATTCTCTATTTAGTGATGAAGATGATTCATCTTTATCATTTGATGATGAACCTTCAAATGATGACATTAGATTAGAGACAGATGATGACAAGAAAAATGATAATGAAGAACTTAAGAGTTTTGCAGATAGTAAGTCCACGAATAACAGTAAGTTGTCATTTATGGATGCTATCACTGTAGACCTTAACAATATCACTATCACTGATAAGCCACCGCTTAAGCAGATTAATGATATGAAAGCTATCTTTGATACAACACGTTCAACATTCTTTGTTACTTGTTGTCAGTCAGGATATTCAGCTCACATGTCAGGCTTAACATTAGCTGAGAAAAATGCTATCAATAACTCTAACTTAGACTTATATGGTTCAAAACAGAAATTGTATAAGACAATCTATAACAAGATTGAAAACATGAACTTTGATAAGCCGAAGTTTGATGATTGGTTGAAGATGACAGCTATAGGTGATTGGAATACATTATTATTCGGTGTTTATTGCCAGACATTCATTGACAACAATGAGTTCAACATTACTTGTGGTAATTGTGGAAAGGTCACGGAAGTTGTTGTTGATAATTGTTCTTTGGTTGAAGCAAAGGATAAAGATGTATATGCTAAGATTGATGAAATCGTAGCTAGTAACAAAACTCCACAGGATTTGGTGGAGAGTGCTTACTTATATAAGTCAACTAGAATTATGCTTAATGATTCTAAGATTATTCTTGACCTTAAGATTCCTTCACTTTGGGACAACCTTAAGCTTATTCGTTCTACAAGCTCTAAGACATTACAGGAGTATTCAGAAACATTATCACTGATGATGTTTATTACTCACATGTATATGCTTGATGTACAGACAACGTACAATACAAAAGAGCCTACATACTATGAGATTAAGGACAAAGATAAGATTCTTTCTACTCTTTTGAAATTATCCAATACGGATGGTGAAGTTCTTGAGGATGAGATTGAGAATAAGTTAGGTAAGTATAATATCAACTATCAGATACATAATGCACGTTGTGCTCATTGTCACGACCTCATTGATGATATTCCAGTTGATATGGAAACAGTGCTTTTTACTCGAATAAACAAGGAGAGGAAACCAAACAGTACAAAGTAATTCGTGAGGGTGACTCAGACTTCATTGTCTCTGTTTTAGACCTTTTTGAGGGACAGATTGGATTAAATGATATCTTAGGTGCAGATATAGCATTTCTTAAGGAATTAGTTACATCCAAACAAAAATTAAACGAGGAAAAAGAAAAAGCAAAGTTGCAAGCTTATGAAGAAGCTCAAGCAGCAAGAAATACATGATTGTGATGAAATAGTGTTAATAAGTAATAAGGAGAAACATTATGACATCGTTTTACACTAAATTTGAAGAATTATCTAGTTGTGAATTAGATGATGAAGTAATGATTGCTAAGAATATCTCTGAAGGTGCTTATTTTTATAGCAATGCAAGAAAACTCATAGATATATTAGAATTATTAACAGCTTCAGATGTTACATATAAGATTGTACATGGATTCAGAGGAAAACATGCTTTCGAAAAATGTAACGAGTTTAGGACTTGTACAATAAAGTTAAAGAGTGATAGTGATACTGAAGAAGCAGAAACTATATTGCGTAAGCAGTCATGTATGTATAAGATAAAGAAAAATTTAATAAAAATACAGGTCAAGGATTAAATCCTTGACCTTATTTTATTTATAGGAGGATAATAATATGGAAGCAGATAAAATTGATGGTGTTTTCCTTAAATCAAATGTGATTGATGAAGAAACTGCTAAAAGGCAAATTAAGGGAACATTGAAAGAGATTGCTGATAGTACATGTAAGTCTCTTGGACCTTATGGTTCTACTACTATAATCCAAGATAGACAAGGTAATCATAGTATTACTAAAGATGGCTATACCATTCTTAAGTCAATTAACTATTTCTATGATATTCCTAAGACAATCTTAGAAATGGTTAAGAAGATAAGTAGAACATTAGTTAGGACAGTAGGTGATGGAAGTACTTCTTCAATCAAAATTGCTTATGAATTATTTAAGAGCATTGAAGACATTTCAGACAAGTATCAGGTTGCCCCTCAAGATATTATCAATACTCTAAATGAGATTGGTAATGTACTTGAGAAGTATATTCGTGAAGAAGCTATACCGATTACAGATGATAACTTCGAAGATGTTATTAAGAGGATAGCTTCTATTTCAACCAATAATGATGAAACAGCAGGTTCACTTATCTGTGAAATCTTTAAGAAAGTTGGTAGATACAGCTTCATTAACTTAGAGAATGGTAAGACACCAGAAGATGCTTTTGAGTTAGTTGATGGTGTAGAAGTTAATCGTGGTTATATCAATCAGATTATGGCAAATCAAGAGGATAGATTGTCATTTGAATATGAAGACGCTTATGTATTTATGTGTAATGATATCTTAGATGATTCTGATATGGAATGGATTGCTGATTTGATTGGAAGTTGTTGCCTTAAAGAAGATAATCCATTAGTGATTGTAGCTAGTAGCTACTCAACTTCATTTAGAAGTTTCTTTTATAGTAATATGCAGAAGAATCGTAACCTTCCTTTAGTAGCTATTGATATTGACTGTTCTACTAAGAAAGGTAAGGAACGATTTGAAGACTTAGCTTTAGTATTAGGTTGTAAATACTATGATAAATATAATGGTAATGATAAGATTGAAGATATCACATCTGATGATTTAGGTGTATGTAAGAGAGTTGTAGGTAATGACTTACATTGTAAATTTATTGGTGGTTATGGTTTCAATCAGCAACAAGATAAGATTCAGGAACGTATTCAAGAGTTAGAGGAAGAATACAATGTTGTATGTAAACAAGATGAGAATTCACTTGAAGAAAAGGATTATGACTTATTTTTGATTAAGAAACGTATTGCTATGCTACAGTGTTCTATGGCTACTTTATATGTAGGTGGTAAGACAGAACTTGAAAGAGAAACTAGAAAGTTTTTATTAGAGGATGCTGTATATGCTTGTCGGTCTACAATAGATAATGGATATATTGTAGGTGGTAATCTTATTGTACCTAAAGTTATATATAAACATGAAAATGCTATTGTAAGCGACTTATTAGAAAGTGATTCATTAAGTTATCTCAAGAGTTATAGTTTTGATAATGATGGATTCTTTCATTTTGTATTATCTGAGTTGGATAAGGCATTTAAGCAATCCTTCATTCAGGTATTAACTAATGCACATATTTCAGTTGAAGAAGCTAAAGATATTATTGATAATTGTATTAAACATGATGAAATCTTCAATGTTAAGACAAGAGAATATGAATCAGATACAGAAACTAAGGTTATTAACTCTGTAGATACAGATATTGAGATTATTAAAGCTAGTTTCTCTATTATTGGATTGCTAGCTACAAGTAATCAATTCATTACAAGTAATATTGTGTCTCCTAATAACCAGTAGAAAGGGGAAATTATGGCAGATTATAGACTTAATTTTCCTTTTGCCAATGGAAGAGCAGTTATCACGTTGGACCAGTTCTTAACTAATCCAACTGGTAAAGGTTCTTCTATGATGGCTAGAAGAAAGGAAATAAAAGCTGACCTTGAAAAAAGGTATTATGCACTTATTAAGAACTGTCCTAAGAATATGCTTAATTATAAGATATTTGTGGATAAGAAGAAAGAAGTATACATCTTCTATTTTCAGATTCCTTCAGAGTCATTTGATAACTTCTTTTATGATGTAGTATTACAGTTTGTTCCAGAAGATAAGAAAGCTATGAAGTTTGGTACTATTAATGATTATGGTATTGATTTCTTCAGTAATTCACCACACATGACTTATACATATACTTATGTATTGAATAAGAATGGTATTATAGTGGATTGGATGAAGAAGAAATATAGTCCTATTGCATTAAAGAAAGCACCACAAACTACTAACCCAGTTGAATTATTTGGTTTTGAGAAGTCTTGTTATTATGCTTGTATGTATATCAATGAACGTAAGTTACATGTTAAAGAGCATATTATTAAGTCTGCAATACCATTTGATTCTTCTGCAAAGAATAGTATTCTAAATGCTGTAATAGACCAAGAAACTAAAGCATTACAATACAACATCTTAAAGAAGAAGACATCTGAAAGTAAGCGTAAAGCTAAAGAGAAGAAGATGACTAGCATTTCAAACAGTGAAATGCAACAACAGAAGAAGAAAGATGCTAAGAAGTCAGGATTTAAACCCTTAGTAAAGAATACTAAGAAGAAACCTTCTATGAAATCTAAGCAATTTAAATCAGTATTCAAGAAATAAAACATATATTATTTTATTGAAATTAGTTAGTTAAAAACAAATTTAACTACCTAATATTAACACACAAAACAAGAAGGAGGGAAAACAATCTTGGCTAAGAAGAAAAAACAACAAGAGGAAGAGGTAGATTATAGTACTCTTGTGACACCAACCACAAACAATAAGTCCATTTTAATTCATTTTGATGAAATATTCAATAATGAAGAACTTTCTACTGTTTCAGAGTTTGTGTTGAAGAAGCGTTCATACTATGCACTTTGTGATATAATCATGGATGCTTTAGTCAATGTATTCAACAATGTCGGGGAAAGTGCTTTGATGGCTTATATGGCAATCTCTTACAAAATTAAGGATAACTGTAGTAAGTATAACAGTTATTCAGTCGATGAATTCTTACAAGAAGTTATCGTAAACAGGTATGAAAATTGTACAGTACAAGAGTTTCTTGGTATCGTAGAGGAAGACTACAATCAATTTAGTGGTCTAGGTTCTATGTTTAAACTGATTCTAGATGAAGATTACTGTAAAGGGGAAATCAGTGACTTTGTTGAAGGTATTCAAGAAAAATATGACTGTGAAAGCATTGAAAGTTTCTTTAATAGTATTATTGAAGAAGCTAAAGAGACTATGACAAATGAAAAAACAGATATCATTCAAAACTATGATGGTCCAAATGAAAGTGGAGAATTAGAAGTTGAATTGCATAAGGCTCTACATAAATATAGGGTCTTTATATCGTTCATCAATGATGTTATTGATGAGTATACAGGTTATAGTCTTAATGAATTCGAGGAGGATTTACTAGAAAATGAAGTTCTTACAGAAGAAGTACAACAGTGTATCATTGATGCTATGGAAGCAAGATATACACCGACTATGGATGAAGCAACTGAGAAGACTAGAAGAACTCGACATATAAACGAGGAATTACAGTTTACAGATGAGCATGTCCGAATCTTATTGTACTCTACAGAGACAATGAGATATGCTATTCCATTGATTACGGATTTCTGTGAGAATCGTAAAAGATACAATCTAGTAGATACTCTTTATGAAGTATTTTCGAAGATTATTGAGTTGTATGAGGGTGAAATTGACATCATGAACAAACTGCATAGATTTACTTATGCAAGAGTTGTTCAGAGTAAATATTCTGATAGAGTTATGTGGATTATGCTTAACTCTAAATCAGAGAACATTGACATTTTCACACTGAATGTTTTAGTTGAAATTGTTACTGGTATCTTACCGAAGGCAGTTCCAGAACAGAATATCGTTAACTTACTTCATGTAGTTATACGAAAGAAAAGGAATTTTGCTTTCTCTAAGAATCACAAGATAACATTCAAACCAGTTAATTTCAATTATACAGATAGTGAAGGATTGACTACTTTTGATAAGTGGGAAATCAACATGAATAAGAAAAATGAAGCAAAGTCTACAATCAATGAGTTGTCAATCAACCAAGTGTTAAGTAGAGTTTCTACTATATTTGGTTATAAGGTTACTAAGGAAGAGTATGAGTATTACTCTAAGTTTTTCCAGTTGGAACAGATGAACTCATTGCAACAGCATATCATGTTTCTATTCTATGCTAAGTATACAGGTAGTTATCAGAACAATTTTAACTGTAGTCGTCAGCAGTATATTATGATGATGATTATCATTCACAAGTGGCTTAGTGATAAGGGATTTGACAAGTTGGCAGAATTCATTATAGCTGTACCTGACAAATTGAACGAAAAACGTTCAGTAAATAAGAACAAAATCTATGATGCAATTCTGAATTGTAAGGCTTTCACGAATCTTCTCAGACACAAGTATAACCATATTGAATTCAATATTGGTAAGAATCCGAATATCATATTCAGATTCATTGGTAATGTATCAGCAAGTAAGTTTGTTCTTACAGTACCATACGAGGATGTGGATGATGAGTATAAAGAGGGTATTATGAATGGGGAGTTAGAATTCGAACAAGAAGAATTTACTTTTAAGACTGAGAAATTAGCCACAGAGTATATCGAATTCTTAAATCTTGCTATTGATTAACTTTATTATAAGGTGTAAGGAATTACTATGTTCCTTACACCTGTTTTTATGCAAAAGGAAGGAATTATTATGAAATTTATTAATCAGCTCGTAAATCTATTGATAATATTGGTGATGTTCTTAATTGTGTTACTACTATGTTACATAATAACTGATTTAGATTTATGGAGCGTACTATAAGGAGGAGAAAATAACATGTCAACGGATTATTATAGAAATCCATCACTTACTAAACAAACACTGTTAGAAGATTTAGACTTAGCAATACAAGACAACCAAAGTGTATTTGCTTTAGTAATAGAGTATGCCGATGGAGATGGCATCTCTTTTTCAATATTTTCAATTAAATCTTATCTAAATTATCTTACTAAGAAGCTTGATGATTTTGATGACGAATTATATTGTAAAAACATGAAAGAACGAATAATTAATTGGATTTCTGGTAACATGACAGAAACTATTATGAAACTAGAATCTGATTATAGAATAGAAGGTTTCTCAACTCCTGAAGATGATATGGAGATTGAGATTGTTAGTGCAAAAGATTTTGAAGTAGAATAGGAGGGAATATTATGGACGGAGATTGAGTTTATAGAATAGGAGATAATTATGGATGACAACTTGAAAGATTACTTTGTGAATACTATGTTGTCTACAGTTAAACCATGTTCTCTAAATACAACTAAGACGGAACTTATGTGTAGATGTCCTTATTGTGGTGACTCATATAAGAGTGAGAATCATACACACATGTATATAGGATTAACCAAACAATACACAATTCCATACTATTGCCAGAAATGTACAATTTCTGGTATAGTGGGCATGGGATTTCTTAAGGATATGAAAGTATATGACAATCAGTTGATTAATGCGATTGAGAAGTCAAACAAGAAAGCTAAGTTTAAAAACTCTAAGGAAAAGACAGGACAAAGTTTTTCTTTCAAGAAAGAAGTAACTAAGAAGAAATTAAAACTTCCACTATTCTCAGGTAAGAAAAAAGAGATAGCTAAGTACAATTACTTAGATGGAAGGTTTAGTTTCTCCTTAGACCCTGATGAGTATATAGCTAAGTATAAGACTATCTTTTCATTTCAGAATTTCGTAGAAGAAAATGAGATTGAGGAATTTACTACGAATGACTGGATGCTGTCACAACTTAGTAAGAACTATGTGGGTTTCTTGTCAGCTGACCAGAGTTATATTATCTTTAGGAATATTGACCCCAACTGTGATAAACATCATAGGTATTTCATGTACAATATATTTGGTGATGAAACTGGTAAGAGGTTTTATACTACAAGGTGTAAAGCTAATATCTTATCACCAGATGTTAAGTTAGTACTTGCTGAAGGTCCATTTGATATAATAGGAATTTCAGAGTACTTTTATAAAGACCAAGACAATGTTATTTTAACAGCAGTCAATGGTAAAGGTTACAATTTAATATGTAATCATTTTGCAAGATTAGGTTTCTTAGATTTAGATATAAGTATCTATTCAGATAGTGATGTTAACATAGGAATGTACAGAAATCTGAAGAAGAAGTCACCTTGTCTAGCAAATAATCCAGTACGTGTATATTACAATACATTAGAAAAAGACTATGGAACTACAGAAGATAGAATCAATCTAACTTCGAATAAAATATAACAATAAAATATATCAATTATTATTTTATTAAGAAAGGAATGATTCAGATGAAAGCATCTAAGATTTTAACGAAGGCTCTTGGCTGGATTACAGCCGATGGAGTGACGACTAAGATTGTTGATAATAAGTTGTCTGTTTGTACAGGTATTGAAGTTGAAGATGGTGTAGCTACTGTATACCTTTCACATGTTAAGCTTGTACATACGGAAAACAGTTCTAAGACTGTTAATCATCAGCCATATGTAACACCTTTCGAGATTAACGCAAAGGTTCAGAAGATTGCTGATTATACACTGACTATTTCAGATGTTACTGTTGTAGAAGGTGTTGTTGAGGAAGCAGCAGAAGATGTTGCAGCTTCAGAAGAGCCTGTTAGCGAGGGCTAATTTGAAAACATAGTTTTTCATTATATATGAGAGAATATCCAATATTGGATATTCTCTCAATTTTCAAAAATCGTAAATATCAAAAATATAAAGATATATTATTATTGTGTAGAATGTAAATAGTAACGAAAATTATTTACATTCCCTCTTTCGTTTTTTAAAGATATTGGGGGTAGATAACCTTCCGAATCCCCCTAGTCGCAGGAGACAGATGTTTGTCTAGGACATCTAAAAAATAGACAAAACCTATATCGAGCCTATATGTAATTTATATAGGTGTACAAAATCGCTGTTGGGATAGAGTACAGTAATTCGAACTGAGAAGCCACTATGCAAGTCTTACAAATGTGTGAGGACGACACAGAAGTTTGATAGTATGGAGTAATGGTGAGTGGTCAACAGGAAAAGGGAGAGCTTGTAGGTTGCAGAGTTAGACGATACACTAAATATTCTAGTACCTCCCGAATTCAATTTCGTTATTATGCTCAGTAGAAATTGAATGAGTTTCAAAGAAAACAGGAATATCCAAATACGCAGTTTGTATTTGGACTGAGCTAAGTGGAAAAAATAACGCAATGACTTTTTATGAGCCATTGCGTTATTTTTTTTTCTATGTTCCTAATTTAAAAAGTCTTGACTGTATTGTCAGTAACTTTCTTTTCAATCGCATCAAATAATTCATCTTGTTTAGCATATATACCTATATTATATACATAGTTAAATAAAGGCTGAATCATTTCAACACGAAGTTTCTTCCACTCTATTCTGTAATCTTTTCCTTCTTCTAATTTCCTATCATCACGGAAAATTACTATTTCGAAGATATCTTTTAAGATAGCATAATCTTTCTTTTCTGAACGTTCAAGTATGAATCTATTAACATTCTTAGATAGCATAGCACCGAATTCAATATAATCCATTTTAACATTGGTTTCAGTAACAAACTTATTCCATGCAATTTGAGTACGTTCACCAATAGTATCTGGTGGTCTCATAGGAACAAAGTGCTCAAATGTTACTTTATCATAAGTAGAAAGTGGATTATAATCACCTTGAGGAATTGCATTACACTCTAATAAGTAATTATTAGGTATCCAGAACTCCATATCTAAGTTAAATTCAATTTCTCCACTATCATCAGACATATTGATTCTCTCTCTAACTCGACCATCAGAAGTAGGCGGATTACTAACTGTCACAAGAATATTAGAAGAATATAAAAACGAGTAAATTTTGTTACCAGTAGCTTGATTAGTCTTGTGTGTTATTTGTCCTGAAGAAAATCGCTTCAGGTATTTGTCTAATTCTAATTGGTCATCGTTGTCATTAAAGTCAAGTCCTTTAATAGCTGAAATTGCTTTAATAATAGTATATGGAATTTCACTTTCGAATACTTTATTATTAAGATAGAATCTATCACCTTCACTTAAACGCTGTTGAAGATAATTACCTACATCAAGCTTACTTAAGAATGTATCAGTTCTTACTTTACAGTACATAACAAATTTAACTCTATTAGGCACTGTATTGATATTGATATCATCTTGTTCATTACGGAAAATTCTCTTATATCCGTAATCTCTACAATCTCTGTATCTTAAATGAATTCCACGTCTCCATGTTGGAATGGCACTTCCCCATCCAAATGTTTCACTAGAATTAAATAAGAACTCAGGACTAATGGATAATCTAGGTATCTTTAATACTTTAGGGTCTCCATTTTCTTCTGTAGAACCTGCTTGGTCAGTAAAAGCATTGCTTGTAGTGATGTATACTTCTTTAAAGAAGTTCTTCGGAAATAAATTCTCAACGTAGTCTTTACAGATACCAGTGATTTGGCTCATAATGGATGAAAGACTTGTTGAGATTGAACAAGTGATAATAGTTTTATTTGGGTCTATTGCCATTTGCTTTATTTCCTTTCTTATAGTTATTATTCTTTGTTAACTTCTAGATTTATCTGCAAATCATCAAAGTATCGTAAATCTACTTCTTCCCCATCTAATTCCACAATAGGATTCAATGTATCATTTGTATGCTTGATAATCTTAGCTTCTCTACCATCTGTAAGTATAACCTCAGAACCCTCTGAGAATGGTGAGATAAACTCCGATAATAAATGTATCATTGTGTTTCCTAAGATGTGAGGTAGATTGTTTTGAATATAGTCAATACGCTCTTTTGTATTGTATTTGTATTTTCCTTTTTGATACAGAAGTTTATCATAGTTTCCTGCCATTTGCACTATTCTAACACCTATATCTTTAGAATTCTTGTCAAGTTTCTTATTATGAAAATGATTTGGATAAGATATATGTGTCTTTTGGATTTCGCTATAACTCTTGTCATAGTCATCCCAAATATGATGCATTAGAATAATCTTTTTACTTTCAACTGGAATAACATTATTAAACTCCACTTCATTATACCCTAATATTGGGTGTGTCTTAGCTAACTGATATTCTTCAAATGTGTAAATATGATTTGGGTCAGCTAACTCAGGATACTCAATATATAATTTAACCAATCCTATATCATGTAATAATCCTCCAATTCCAATATCTAAAATTAGATTATGTGGTAATCCAGCTTTAATAGCTAGAAGTATTGACATTATACATGTTCGTATAGAATGATTATAGAGAGGTTCATTTAATGTCATAATACTTTCTAAGAAGTTAATATAATAATCCTCATTATTGAATATCTTAGCAATAAATAACTCGATAATATTGTGAATAATATTCTTGTCATCTATATCACCATATGAATACATACCTAATATACTATTGAGAAATACATTAATCGTATCTTTTGTCTCTTTCATAATGATGGTTTCAATCTTAGAAGCGTTCTTAGATTTATCAAAGATAAAAATAGATGTAATATTTCCACTTTTCTTTGATACTTCTTTAATACGCTTTATAGTATCATCATTCAACACCGCATTACGTTGGACTACAAGTTTCCCACCATAGTAAATGTTTTTACCTAGAAGTCTGTTTTTATAATTATCTATATCATTAATATTTATTCGTTCCATACCAGACATATCAATTACCCTCTTTCTTTTCTAAATTATTTTCTCTTTTTTCAATCCTACTTTCATTACTTTGATTGTGTTTGAGAATATATTCCATAGCCTCCTCCTTAGTTACTAACCTCTTATTCAGACGAATAAGATTAAGTATAGCTATAGCTTCCTTATATTCTTCTTCAGCAAGAACTGGCATATCAAGTAATTTCTTGACTTGCTCATCAGGAGTTTCAAAAAGAGAGGATGATATCATCTTGTATTTCTGATTTTGAGATATGTAACCATAAAGTTCCAAAATTTTAGATAAATCAAGATTATTTACATCAACTGTATCTTTAAGTTCCTCTAACTTAGGTGCAAAGTAATCAATGTTATTTGCATCCTTGCTAGTATTAGAATTATTATTTATTACTACATTGATTTTGTCTTGAGATGGTTGTGATGTTGGGGTAGTAGTTTCTGAAGATTTCTTTTCTTCTTGTTTCTTACCAGACAACCTAGTCACGAAACTCTCTCGTATCATAATCTTATTTTCTATAATGGGAGCAGCTACAATACCTGCAAAAGAGCCAATAATTATACCATTGACACCAAATATAATTACAAATATAGCAGCAACACCTGCAGATAAAAAACTTTCTGCGAGATATGAAGCAAATAATTCTTCAATTATAACATTTTTTTCAGCTTTAGTTTTCTGACTATTCTTAGTTTCTTCCCTGTATTTTAAGAATAACTTCATTAAATAGTAGATTCCTAAAATAGAAACTACAATAATCAAATAACTAGCGTTAAATGTACCTGAAGAAATATCTTCTTTAGTCGCATTATACAGGTCAATTATTCCTTGCATTGTAGTTTCACCAACCTTTCTTGAATCAAATAAAATAATAATTACTAATTACTTGTTTTTAGAAAAAAAAAGAAACTCCTACACAGGAGTACAGAAAAAACCCTTCTTTTTTACTGTTTTTGCTTTCGTTACCTAACTACCCTTATTCTTCATAAAATAATCTATAGCACCTCCTATCTCTTTCAGCCTTAATTATTCCTCTGAAGTCTATCGTTGGCTTAAACAAACTAGCTAATTTCATATTTAAGTCACAACCAAAGAAAGCATAATTGAAATACTCAGCGAGTTCATCGAACATAAGTTCAAATTCCTCCTCTGAGAAATTTAATGTCTTCAGAGCATAAGTATCGGCTTCAGTTTCCCATGTCTCATCACTGATGACATTAGGCTGTTTATCTCTTAGGTGTTTCAACCTGTAAGACAGCTTGTTCATCTCCGAGAACTTCTGGGACTGTATATGTCCTAACTCGTGCATCAGTGCTATAATAAGTGATTTCTCACTTATATGATTGATACACCAATATGGGATATATATCGTATTTGTAGGCAAATACTTGCCTGAGCCACAACAAATCCCAACATTTTTAAGCAGTGGTGCAACTTTTTTATGCGGCTTTTTCTGGCAATAAATATAAACCCATTTACCATCAAGCTTTAAAAACTTATTACATGTTTTCTTATCTTTAGCCACACGCTTTGTTGCCCAGTTTACATACTGCTCAATTTTTTGCAATGCTGTTTTCATAATACTCACCTTTTCACCCTAGCTTGGACAAGTCTAGAGTGCCTTTCGTTTTTATAATTTTCTAGTATCACATTAATAATATAAATTTTAAGATTATGAAAATACAGAATTTGAGGGTCATAGAAAAAAAAGAAACCTTGTTATTAGGTACAGAAAAACTAATGTTTATTCTGTTTAAGATATAATTGGAACTACCGATACTGCAAGTTCCAATTATATCCGAGCAACGGAACATATTCATTCCATTGCTCTTCTCTGTCATAGGAGTAATAATTTACCTGTACTCCTACAACTAAGTCCATGCCACACCACACGCAGCATGGCACGTACCAGACATTCACTACTTCGTCAGGATATAAATCCTGACTAGAAAGTAATAGGTCTCTCAACCCATTACTTTCATCCTCTAAATCCCAAACTGAGTGTTCCCAGTTTGGCTGACCTACAAGCTGCTCTAAAACGAGGTCTCTGACCTCGTTGTTCATGTTTGTTCTCATAATAACTACCTTTACAGAGTGTTGGACTTACACTCTGCCCTTTCGTTTTTAGTATTATACTATGTATAATCTATAGCGATAATATATAAAAAAAAACTAGTATTTTACGATTTTCTTCAGGAACATAGAAAAAGAGGAATCCCATTACTAGGATTCCTCTCATAATTAATCTTCGTCAGTCAGACCAATAGCTTTAAGCCTTGCTGACATAAAGTTTGCTAACATTTCTTCATCTTCAAAGTCACTGCATTTATATTCTTTAAGCCAATCATAGATTTCTTCATATACATCTGCAAGCTCATCAGGTGTTAAAGCCATGATTCCTTGTGCATACTTATCTCCACTAACTAGTAATTCATCTTGTATATCATAATACTTAGGATGAGTTTTACCAACAACTACTGGATAAAAAGCACTAAGAAAACAGAAGATGATTGTTAATGGAGCAAGCTCACACATAGCTGATTTAGGACAAAGCATTGTACGACTTTCCCCATCAGGAAATTGGTCGGAAAGAAGTGATATTGGACCTGCATATGCACTTTCAAGAGCATGTTTACTAGCAAAGACTGTACTTCCATCTGGTGAATGACAAACTTTTACTTTCTCATCATAACAGAAAAAGTCTGTGTTGTATGGATAGTCCATTTTCAAAGTACTAAGTTTGTTATCCTCTTGTTTAACATAGCATTTCTTACAGTGCATTACAAAGTCTGCTAGTGTTTGATAGTTCATTGTTACTACTTCTAGAATTACTTTTTTCATTACAGAAACCTCCTTCGTTTTTGTTTTCATATACATACTAATAATATATGTTTAATTAACCAGAGTTTTATGATTTTAAGGATACTATAACAATCTATTAAATTTTGACAGAAAGGAGATACAATCTTGAGTACAGAAATCAATATATATGATAAACGAAGTATTGACGAGATTAGTAATCTTATAGACTTCTGTAGTAAATTGGTTATTAAAGATACTGATTTAGCTGGTGAGACTGAAACAATGTCCTCTATGAAAAGAGCTTATGAGTTCATAAATGCGATGCTTAGAGCAGATTCCATTGAAGAATATATAGTAACACAAAGTGATTTAAATGAAATGGATTCTATGTGTGGAACGAATTACATCATTTATAAGAGTGTTTCTAGTATGCCTGAAGGAGTAGTTGAAGAAGTACTTAACTTTAAGAGGTTTAAACTTTATCAAGAGTTCATGGAAAAAGGTGATGAAAATTCTTATTATCAAGATATTTATGATACATATTATGCTTCAGAAACTACTATCTATGATGATATAAAGGATTTCAATAGAGCTACTTCACTACCTATCTTAGCTAGTATGCGTTTAGCTAGTGACTTCTCTTTGTTATGGTATCCTAGTGATATATTATCTGCAGTAGAAGTTTCAAAGTTTAAGACTGCTTATTCAAGAGCTTTAACATACTTCATGAAAGTATGTTATAATGAAGCATATCAAGTTACTAATGTTGATTATAAGAAGCTTTGTAGAATGTTTATTGTATTCTTAGCAATGAAGCAGTATTTGAATATGCGTCTAGAGAACGTAGATGATATAGATTTCTTTGATGAGTATTCTATCCGTAATTTATTCTTGTCTTATGGATTAGATTATTTCTTTGATATGCCTTTGAAGTATCAGAGACGTATCTTAAAGAATATTAATCAACTAATCAAAAATAAAGGTACTGACAAAGGATTAGTTAGTGTTCTATCAGTATTTGGTTTTGATAATATTAAGATTATGCGTTATATTCTTGCAAAAGAATATGAGAAAGACCCTGAAACTGGTAAGATACTTATTGATAACCCACAATTAAGATTCTATGAATTATCTAATAGTGATACTCGTATTGAGGATGCTATTGCAAATGCAAATGAGTATGATTATGATTCATTTGTAGCTGAAGATAAGTATTGGCAGTTGACTGATGAACAAACAGCTCTATTGTATAAAGAAGATTTCAATTACATTTATAGTAAATATATCTCAGTTGCTTCATATTTAGATATGATGGAATATAGTTTCCAATTCTCATATTTCGTTAATTTCATATATAGAATTGAAGATATGTTCCATGTTCAAGAAGATAAAAGTGACTTAGATAAACTCTTCTTTTATGATACACTTATTGGAAGTGGTAAGATAGGATTATTTGATAGTATACTTGCTTTATTCTCTTTAGTAATGAAGAAGTATAACTTTAAGGACGTTATCTTAACTAATCCAAATTCAATAGCTAGAGTGTATGACTTTAACTTAGATGAATTTACAAGAGAAGTTAAGTTCTATAAAGATAAGAAGTTGTTACCATCTACTATTGAAGCTTATAAGAAAGAACATTTGTATTATCCTGACCCCGATGATTCCTTCACTCAATCTGATTTGATTGAGTTATTTACTCATAACTATGAATTCCGTAAGGAACTAGAGACTATCATACTTGAAGAAAATGATAGAAGGAAATATCAGATGTATCAGTCATTATATAAATGCTGTTTCTTAGGTAAATATAGAAGTGAAGTATTTGGTGACTTTGAAACTTTTAAAGATTACTTAGAAGTTAATTCACCTGAACTTTATAATTATATAGACCAATGTGAAGAAAAAGCTGCTACTGTCGGTAATGATTGGGATGAAGTATTCAATCAATATATACTTGAAATTTGTAATGATATTGATGTATACTTAGATGATGAAGCTTTGAATTTCGTTATTCAAGGTAACTCTATACTTACTGATTATGTAAGAGAGTTCATCTATCAGTTAATTAACTTCATCAAATCATATACAGTATCTATTAAAGATTTGACTACAATCTATGTATTCGGAGATAAGTTCTCCAATACAATAAAATACTTTGATGAAATTGACTTTGATGACAAACAAGCAATAGCAGAGTTATACAATACCAATGATTTAATCACATGGGGAAAATCTGAATTAACGATTGATGTTGAAGAATATTTACAATATATAGAAGCTTACTTAAAGTTTTGTAATATTTTTAATCAGAAAGATTATCTTGATATGTATAATAAAGATACAATTAAGACATTAACTAACATTGATTTTGCAGATTTATTCAGAATGTTTACATGTGAAGATTTTAAGAACTTTGTTAAAGAAGTTGAAGAATTTGTTATAGTTGAAGGAGAAACAGACTTTAACTATAAGCAAAGTTATCAAGAAAAGCTTATTGAGAATATGGAATATATTACTAATAAGTATTACAAGGTTCGTTCTGAGTTACTATCAGTTTGTGATATTGTTGATAATAATAGTAAAATTGCTTGTATTGACTTAGAAGAACTTAAGCTTAGTGATAATACTGAAGTACCTAAGTATCTTTATCGAATGATATTAACAGAACATATCTGTTTATCAATTCAAGATAAAGTTTATGTGGATACAACTTATTGGAGTACTAATGATAAACTTCATTTAAACGAAGTTGTATCACCAAAACATACTAAAGTCTTAGGTATTGAACAATTTCATATGAAAGATAAGATTAAGATACAATCTACTGCTTATGATAACATATTTAGTTTCATAGACTTACTTGAGAAATGTGTTACCTATCAAGATATTAACATTATAGAATGTGACTTAAATAGATTAATCGGTATGGAAGGATACTTCCAGAATTCTACTGATTATAAATTGTCTATTAGTCAGTTTGGTAATGTTCAATATTATGTATGTAGCGATAACAAGAAACATTATGACTTTGTATACCAAGATGGTAAACTTATTCTCAGTAAACATCATGGAAACATACAATATGTTTATTTAGCTAATGCTAAAATACAGTATCTTGAGAAAAGAAATTCTGAATCAAATTAAAGGAGGATTAATATAATGCCAGACATTCAACATAAAGATATTACTGTTGTAGACAGTTTAAAGACTGATGATGTATATGACATCAAAAACATGAAAAAACCTGTAACATTGTTAAGAGGTCATGTTACATGGATTGATAATGAAACTGGTAATATTATTGTAGATAAGGATAACCTTATTGTAATGCGTGGTAGAACATTTGCTCTTGAGAAAATGTTTGGTCAGGCAAATACATTGGAAGCTGACTATAATACACAGAATCTTGATGGTAAGAAGATTTGTCTGTTTAAGGTTGGTAATGGTGGTTGTGTAGATGGACAGCCATTTAATGTACTTCCAGTTATTCCATCTGATTGTCGTGAATTAGGAAATGAGATTCCTTTTAGACTTGTATTTGATGGCGAAGATAAGCCAGATGGTTACTATGATGTTAAGACTGTAGATGAAGCCGCAGGAACTAGAGGTTATTATGCTAAGACATTTGATAACCTTGAGTGGACAAGGGAACTTCCTGACGGAACGAATCCTGAAGACACTGATGAAATTTGTGTTAAGTTGACGCTTCAGCTTACTGAAGATGATTTCAAGACTGTTCCTGAGATTGATGAGAATGGTCTTACAGAATACAATCGTCATACGTTTGTAAACGAATTGGGATTGTGTATTGCAAACCAAGTAAAGAATGATGTTACAGATAGAATGGATAACATTGAGTTGGCAACTCGTATATGTTTTGAATCAGAACCATACATGAACGCTACAAAGTCAAGCACTATCTACTATTACATTTACGCATAAAAAAGCAAAAGAACTAATAATTGTAAGAGAAGAAGATTGGTTTTTCTTATGCTAGATTTTGTTGTTATATTTAATGTAAAAACTCCATCCTGTAATGCCTCCCATTAGAATTCCCCTAAATTCTAATGGGGGTTATTTTTGTATTTGTAAAGGAGAATCAATTATGGAAAAAAGTAAAGACATGACAATTACAAAAGAATTCATTAATAGCCTTCTTGATGTATTCGAGAAGGAAATTATACCTTCTGCAACTACATTAGGAGAGCATGATTTAGTTATGGAACTAATTGATACTCTTAATAGTTGTATTAAGATAAAAGATGATTCTAAGACTAATAAAAAGTAAAAACATGAGTGAATATCCATTTCGGATATTCACTCTCTATCTTTTCGCTATAATATTCTCTGCTCTTTACGAATATGATATAACGTAGTACAAACACGATTATTTGTTTATATTTTAAGTGATTAACAAGTTAATAAGACGTTTTTAAGAAAGGAGCATAGAAAAAACATGGGTAGAATGATTAAAGATTCTGAAAAAGAATATCTTCTTAACCTAAAACAAGAGGATATTACTATGGAATTATTAAAGGAATTATTTGCTACTACTGCTAAAGGTAAACCTAAGTTTGACCCAACAGACCAGTTTAATTTAGCTGCTAATGAGTATTATAATAAGAAAGCTGAATTAACCACTGTCGGACGCTTCATTACAAATAAAGTACTTCTTGAACCTGAGTTAATCAAGTTAACTGGTTATTACAATATAGTATTGGATGCTGGCACCATTAAAGATGTTGATAAGGATATTATAAACCTATTCCAAAATGAAAAGTTTGATGATATCACATGGATACATGATTATTTTGATAGGTGTAACTGGTTCAGTTATGGTATAACATATTTCATAGTACCATCATTAAGTGCTAAGTTATATATCATTGATGACGAAGTTCAGAAGAAGAAAGATGAGTTAATAGCTAAGAATCAAGAAGCTATTATGAATAATGATATCAATGTAGTTAATGATATAGAAAATGAACTTATATCTATGTCAAAAGAACTTAACAAAGATGAACCTGGAATGATGATATATGACTCTGGGTCTCGTGGTTCATTTAAGAATAACTACAAGAATTCAGTACTTATGCGTGGTGGTGTAGTTAACTTCTCTAATCCTAGTGAGTTCCAAGTATCTATGAGAAGTCTTTCAGAGGGTATTCCTAAAGAAGACATTTATATCTTTGCTAATATTCTTACTGCAGGTGCGTATGCAAGAGCAAGAGGTACAGTTAAGGGTGGTTATATGGGTAAACAGTTACGTTCAGCCTTCCAACATGTTATGGTTGATGAAGACCCTGAATCAGATTGTGGAACTCAATTAACTCTTAATATAGGATTAGGCAAAGACTTTTCTAAGTTATTATATTATAGATATATCAAAACTGGTAAAGATAAATACACATTACTTACTAGTGAAAATATGTCTAAGTATATTGGCACAAATATTAAACTAAGGTCTCCTATGTTCTGTAAAGGAGATAAGCTATGTAGTAAATGTGCTGGACAATTATTTTATAAACTAGGAATGTTAAATGCTGGTTTGTTAACAGATAAAGTTGGTAGTACTATTATGAATAAGAGTATGAAACAGTTCCATGATAGTAGTATTAAATTGAAGCCATTGAATTATGAAGATTACATACATGAAGTGTAATTTTATAATAAAAATTAAGTTTAAATAATTTATTAAGGAGGACTAACAAATGACAAGAGAAAATCTTTTATTTATGTTAGATGCTTCAGAAAAGAATCTTCCTTCTGGTGAAGAAATTACTAAGAAAGTAAGAATGTTTATGATTGATAATACAACTTTCGTATCTCCAAAAGCTTTTGATAAATTCGAAATCGATTGGGATAGAAACTTACTTATTGGTTATAAGGGAAACCAGAAGTATGAAGCAACACAAATTGACGCTATCAATACCATTCAATTATGTTACACTGATGCAGCAGGAGTTAATGATTTACAGCGTCAGATTTGGAACAATGGTCTTGTATAAAAATATTATTTAACAATGAAAGGAGCATAAGAATATGCAACACACAAACTATGCAGGTGGAGGATTGTCAAAGATTCAGGAGAAAGAAGTTTTTGAAAGACTTGTGAGAGAATTGTTTCCTCATTTGTATTCCATTGCAACTAACTCTGAATACTTGAATGGCGAAGTTTATGACATTACTTCAGGTTCAAAAGCTAAACTTCGTGAACACCTTGAAAAATTTGATGATACTCTTGCACCTAATGAAGTAACTTCTCTTATTATGAAAGTAGAGTTGGAAATTGTTAACAAGTTAGAATTTGCAAGAAAAGTTCGCTTGATTGATGATGGAACTCTTCCTGGTATTGAAGCTTCGCTTCCTAAGAATATTGTATCTATTATTCAGAAAAACAATATTCTTACTATTGA